TACTATTATTAGTAACATGACAGGCATTCGTTGCGAAGCACTTAAGGTAAGCCTGCGTGATGATAACAGAGAAAGTGAAAGCAACTTTTGGATGGCAGAAGATGCCTTTGGATATCGTGAAAAAGAAGAAGACCGTGTTACAGGTGGTCCACTAGAAAAGAAAATTCTTATTGTAGATGATATCAACGATACTGGTGCTACATTCAATTGGATCAAAGAAGATTGGCGTTCAGGTTGCTTACCTAACGATCCTAAATGGGAGAAGGTATGGGGTAATAACGTTCGTTTCGCAGTATTAACAGATAACCTTTCATCAAAGTTTGATGGGTGTGTTAACTATCATTGCGACACGGTTAATAAGTTTGAAGAAGATGTTTGGCTTGTTTATCCTTGGGAAAATGTTGGTCAATACTAATGTGGTTTTTAGTTTTTATCAATATAATGTTTAATGCCCAAGCAGGTTACGATGAGCCTTATATCGAAGCATACTACGAGTTTGACACTATGGAAGAGTGCTTTATAGGTCGTGATATTTTACTAAACGAACTAGGCACAGGTACTGAATATTTTCCACCTGGAACACAAGCAGTTTGTATTAATAATCAAGGAAAAAGATAATGGCTACTTCAGAAGAAAAACAAGAACTAGTTGAAGAAATAAAAGGTCCACATCACTATAGACTTTCATTAAGTGGTTATGGTGCCGAATGTTCATATATGCGTATTTCAAAAGAAGCATTTGATTTTTGGTATCCACATACAAAAGATCATGGTGACAGCGATGCCATTCATTACATTACAAGTGCTGAAGATAAATCAGTAAAAGAAGTAAATGAAGATGATCACTACGAAGAAGTTAAAGCAAAAGACATTCCTAAAGAAGCAATGTTCATGCACGATGATACAGGCGAAGTAGGTGCTAGTTGGTATGAACCGCTTGATGAATTTGATCATACATGGGGGCCAACACTTGATGGTGCATATCTTACTATCGAAAAAGTAGAGAGTGATGAGTATCGTTCAAAGTTTATTGAAGATATTGTTGAAGGACAAGACCTAAGTGAGTGGATGGAAGAAACATCAGAAAAGTTTTCTACTGATGATGAATATGTAGAATGCTACGATGACAATCACGATTATGGAGATAGATATCCTGAAAAGGGTGATTATATTTGTCAATTTTATAGTGCAGAAAAAGGCACATTCTTCGATGCAGGGTTTACTACACCTGGATTGTTTGATCCAAAAAAATTAAAGTTCTGTATTGGCGAAGCACCTAATGGTGAAGATCTTGTATATGCTATAAAGTATGATGGTGAAGAATTAAGCAACGACGGTGGCGATACTAACGGCAAAGGTTACTATTGCTATTTTTACAAGCAGGAGTTTTAATGACTACAGTCGGTTGGTGTTGGACAGGTCCTATTCCAGAGTTATTAATTCTAGAACCTGAAAAACTACCTAAGTTAACAGTAAAGAATAAAGACTACAATAAACGAGGTGTAATTGATTGCCCATCGTTTGCTTCTTGGTATAACTCTTATTATGTTCTAAAAAGTCCTGTTAACTTTACTGCTACAAGTACCAAAGACGGTATTGAAATTAACAGCGACGAAGTAGATACACAACACTTGCAAAGTTTAGTTACATTTCATAATAGTAATGATATGTATGATCTAAATAAACCTATGTTTCAATTTAATTTAAGATACTTGTTTATTGCAGACGAACCTTGCTTGATGGAAATTACTCCGCCTTTCTTACATCGAAATGATTATAAAGATGGTGTTGTAGGCGGTAGTTACAATATACATAGTTGGATTAGAAGTATTAGTTGGGGATATGTTTTTAATAAAGTTGGTGAAACTTTAGAAATAAAAAGAGGAGACCCACTATGTTATGTTAAGTTTACTACACCAAAATTAACTGAAAATATTAAATTGGTTGAGTGTGAACTTACCCCAGAAGTTATAAAAGAACTTGAACGAAAAGACTACTTGACACAGTTTAAAAAAGGTGGTATAATAAACTTAATGCGTCGAGCACTTAAACTTAGACCAAAACGATTAATTAAGGTGGTGAAATAATATGGATACTTTAGAAAAAGCACAAGCAGACGGTAGAGCACCGTGGTCAGATGTTGTTTATGATACAAGAGATTTTGTAGTATATAACGACAAATTTCCTGTAACACCAGGACACACTTTAGTTGTACCTAAGGAAAACTTAGACGAAGAAATACTACGTTGTTTTAAATTTGCACTAGCAATGGGTAAACAAAATGTAGAAGCAGACAACGACATCACAGGATATAACATTGGTATTAACATTGGTGCTAGTGCAGGCCAAACTTGTATGTATCCACACGTTCATTTAATTTTTAGACGTGACGGTGATATGGACGATCCTAAAGGTGGTGTTCGAGGCGTTCTTCCCACAAAACAAAAATACCAAACAAGAGATCCTAAACAACCAAGTTTATTTCAAGATATGGGAGATTGTGTTTAATGAGTAGAATTGTTGCACTAGGGTGTAGTCATACATCAGGTTACCATATTGGCGACTTGCCTCCTAATGAACAAGACTGGAATTTAGAAAACTGGAAGTTTTCTGGTAAATGGAACGACAACAACTGGGCAGAGTTTTATATTAACAGCAAAGGTAAAGATGGTGCCATCTTTGCAAATCCATCAAACGGCTGGTGGGAATATAGCGAATGGCTTTCACATCTTTTTAAAACGTATGACGATATTGAAGAAGTAGTTGTACAACAAACATATTGGAATCGTTTTAGACTATGTATGCAGTACCCACAACACTACGAAAAGATGATTCCTTTAGATGAACTATATGAATTAGAAACTACAAAAGGAAATATTGATTGCTGGATTAAACGAATACACAACGAAGCACAAGATGTATTTGATATACCTATGCAAAGTTATGCTCAAGACTTCCAAAAAAATTGTCAATTTACAGTTAAATTTCATCCAAGGTTTATGATGGGCGATCCCGATCTAAGAACACAACCATACATGACTGTAAAGACTTGGATGGAGTTAATGAACCTAAAAGCACAACGTGAGTTTTTAAAAGAACTATATATCTTACAAGAACTTTGTCGCAATAACAATGCGAAACTGAAAATTTTTGCGTTAAACAAATGGACTTGGATTCCAGACAACTTAAATGATTATTTTAATTTTGATTTGGTTGAAGTTGCAAAAGATAACGTAGAAGATTGGTTTCTACAACACAAAGATATTAATGTAGGAACCAAAACAATTGATGATGAACATTATGATGTTGATATTCATCAAATTATTGGCACAGACTATATGAAAGACCAATTTAAGTAGAAAGGAAAAACAATGCCAGAATATAACAGAGAAAACATGATTGAAGCAATCAAAGAACACGCAAAAGGACACATTGCCAAACACGCAATGAATGTAGAAGTGTATTTGAAAAATTCAGCAGGCGTAGGTGAGCATCCGGACGTTTTGGAAGCCATTGAAAAAGAACTGAAAGTTATTGCAGAATATCATGATCAGTTAGAAGTATTGAACAAATATTTTTAATATTCGTGTATAATATACTTGACAAAAACCTAAATAAAGTATATAATGTAAACTATATTAGACATCCACGTCTATAACTCGGAGAGATAAATTGAGCAAAAGTAAACAAGTAAAACAAAAATTAGAAGATGCTGGCATCCGCTATTGGGCAGGTGACAACATCTCCGAAGTCTTACAAAAAGGCGATAAAGAAGAACTAATTGAAGAGGCTACACTAGCATTTGAAAATGTTCTTGATACATTGGTAATTGATCGTCATAATGATCCTAATTCAAAAGGTACCGCAAGACGTCTTGCAAAGATGTACTTTAACGAATTAATGCAAGGACGTTATGATCCAATTCCACCAGCAACTGCATTTCCTAATGATAGCGAAGATAGATATGAAGGTATGCTTGTAGTTCGTAGCGAACTTAAGAGTGTATGTTCACATCATCATCAACCAGTAACTGGTGTAGCATACATTGGTATTATTGCCGCTAATAAACTTATTGGACTATCTAAGTATACACGTATTGCACAATGGTGTGCTAGACGTGGTACTCTGCAAGAAGAACTTGCAAATGATATTGCTCGTGAAATACAGAAAGCAACTGATGCCGAACACTTAGGTGTGTATATTCAAGCAACACATGGTTGTTGTGAGAATCGTGGTATTATGGCAACTAGTAGTTTAACACAAACTACAGTACTAAAAGGTGCTTTTAAAGACGATGCAGGTACTAAGAAAGAATTTATGGACAATATCAAATTACAACAGGAGTTTGCCTGCTAATGCCTATTCCAGAAAAAGTATTTGTTCCGGCACCTAAAGATCCAGGCAAAGGACATTTTTATGTAAGTTTAATTAAAAGCGGATTACGTTTAGCAGGTTGCTTAGTAGCCGCTTACACAGGATCAGTGGTAGCACTAGCATTATTTTTTGCTGTTGCTGAGTTCCTTGGTATTGCAGAGGAGATTGTTTAATGAAGTTACGATATAGTGAAGCATTTTATAGTGTACAAGGCGAAGGACGTTTTGTTGGCGTACCTTCTGTTTTCTTGCGTACATTTGGTTGTAACTTTCGTTGTATGAACTTTGGTCTAGACAAGCACCCTAATAGAGCAGAAAAACTAGAACAAGGTATTAAGTATAATCCAGAAGTAAAACAATTACTTGATGATGGTATTTTAGACAAGGTAAATAAGTTTGAAGATTTACCTATTGTGCATACAGGTTGCGATACCTATGCAAGTATCTATCCAGAATTTAAGAAGTATATGAAAGACCACACAGTTGACGAAGTAGTTGACTATGTGCTAAGTCTTACTCCACAAGGTAAGTGGACGATGGATAATGGACAGGATGTTCATTTTATACTAACAGGCGGTGAACCTTTGCTAGGGTGGCAGAGGTTATATATGGACCTATTTAAACACCCTCGTATGGAGGATTTGAAAAATGTTACGTTTGAAACAAATACAACACAGTCTCTCAGAGATGATTTCCGAGAGTATCTCAACAACGAAAGATCATTTCATATCACTTGGTCGTGCAGTCCGAAACTTTCCGTTAGCGGAGAGCCTTGGGATACTGCTATCAAGCCTGACATTGCTAGGCAGTACTACGATGTACCTAATAGTAGTATGTATTTCAAGTTTGTTGTGGCTACCGAAGAAGATGTGGATGAAGTTACAAAAGCAGTTGAACAATACAGAGCAGAAGGAATCGATGTTCCGGTCTATGTTATGCCGCTTGGGGGTAGGTCAGAAGAATACAGCCTCAACACAAGAGGAGTCGCAACACTGGCAATGGAGCGAGGCTGGCGCTATACACCCAGACTACACGTCGACATCTTCGGAAACGCCTGGGGAACATAAGCCAGAAACACTAGACGAAAAAGCAAGAAAGGCAGGACTATGATGGAAAAACTAAAAAACCTTTTTAAAGGCAAAACAAAAGATAAAAAACTTACACACCGTGAAGCATTAGAAGAAGAAAAGAAATCAGCAACTAAGGCAAAAAAACCTTGGGTTGGTGTAATTGATACACAAGTTAATAACAATGATATCAAGAACGGCTTCTTCGAACTTGATTGGAATAATGAATTTATTGAGCAACTTATTGATGCAGGATATAAAGGCGAATCGCAAGAAGAAATTGTAGACGGTTGGTTTAAAGACGTTGCTAGAAATGTACTTCAAGAAGGAGGATATGATCCTAACAGAGGTGCAGGACACATTAAAATTGTTTCAAGAGAAGACGGTAAAAGTGAAGCATCCTAGTTTTAAAATTATAAGCGATACAGGTTCAAGAAACGGTATAGGACATAAACATCAAAGCACCAATGTAACAGATGGTGCTAAAATTTATGCTAGAGAATGTCCTACCAAGCCAAATTGGATATCTGCAAAAAATACAGAATTATTTGTTAAAAGAAGAAAATCTACTTTACTAATCTGTATTGGCGAAAGTTGGACTTATGGAGATAACTTTGCTCCACACGTACAAAGTGGGCAAGGCATAGATGATCCTTTTTATAGACTTAATAATTGTTTCGCAGGCTATTGTGCAAAGATGCTCGATGCTGATCTTTTGCTGTCGGCAGTTCCGGGCAACTGTAATCAAAATATGATGCACGACCTTGATAGGTTATTAGAAGAATATAATACCAAATATGAAACAATACGTGTTATATTTCAATTAACTAGTCCAGGAAGAGATAGTTCTGAAACTTACGATTGGTACTCAAACCTTAAAGGATATGATTTTTTATTTACAAGTAAAATTCAAGTAGATCCAAAAGCATCAACAAAGGAATGGTTTGAACTTTATGACCAAATGATGCTGGAAGAATTCGATCGAATTTTAAAATCATACGTAAATGTAGATGGGTTAATTTGGAAAAACTTTAACGAATTTCTGGTTGACTTTTCTAGCGATTCGTTTATAATAGTAAAATGTCCATGGGTAAGACATTGTGCTATGATGCATGGTAAACAAATTGAATTACCCTGGTGTAACGAAGCAGGTTGGTGGACCCAACACTATAAGAGATTTGGTAACTTTGAATACAATACAGAAATCATGACGAAGGATCTAGATAAACTAAATGAATCAACAGATCTACTTAATAGAAGTAGCATTAACGGATTTCATCCTAAAGAAAGTTATCATATGCTTTGGGCAAGTCATTTAATATTTAACAGCACATGGGTTTAAAATGAAGTATGTACTAGTAGACACAGCAAACACTTTCTTTCGTGCAAGACACGTCATTAGAGGCGATCTTGATACTAAAGTAGGTATGGCTTTTCATATTACATTAAACAGCATTAAAAAGGCATGGAATGACTTTGATGCTGATCATATTGTATTTTGTCTAGAAGGTCGTAGTTGGCGTAAAGATTTTTACGAGCCTTATAAACGTAATAGACAAGAATCTCGTGATGCACTTACAGAATCACAACAAGAAGAAGAAAAAGTCTTTTGGGAAACCTTTGACGAGTTTAAAGACTTTGTAACTACAAAAACAAACTGTACAGTATTACAACACCCTGAACTAGAAGCAGATGATTTAATTGCTGGTTGGATTGATTATCATCCTGATGACGAACACGTAATTATTTCTACTGATGGTGACTTTGCACAACTTATTAGTCCCAAAGTTACACAATACAACGGTGTAAGTAATACAATTATTACACACGAAGGTTATTTTGACGACAAGAAGCGAGAGCCTATTGTTGATAAAAAGACAGGTGAACCTAAAGAAGCACCTAATCCTGAATGGCTATTATTTGAAAAATGTATGCGTGGTGATACAAGCGATAACGTGTTTAGTGCTTATCCAGGTGTACGTAAAAAAGGTACTAAGAACAAAGTAGGTATGCTTGAAGCATTTGCAGATAAGAGTACAAAAGGATACAATTGGAACAACCTAATGTTACAACGTTGGGTTGATCATGAAGGCGTTGAACATAGAGTTCTTGATGATTATAATCGTAACGTATTACTTTGTGATCTTAGGGCACAACCTGAGAACATTAAAGAAAAGATTAAGAACACTATACAAGAAAACGCACAACCAAAAACTATTCAGCAGGTTGGACTTAGATTAATGAAGTTCTGTGCTATTTACGATATGCAAAGAATTTCAGATAATGCACAACAATATGCTGAACCATTACAAGCGAGGTATCCAGTATGACATCTTTAAAAGCAAACGAAATTTTAAAAAACAAGTTTTGGATTATTGAAGATAATAACGATAATAAATTAGGTACATTGTCTAAAGATGCAGACAATAGATTCATGTACAGTTGCGATACAGGAAGTTATCTGTACGATAATAAAACACAAGTTGAAAAGAAACTAGGCGGTATTGTTTGGAATAAAACTACAATTAGTGACAGTAACCCTGCATCAAAAGAAATCTATGGATTGCCAACTAGTACAGTACCATATAACGAAATGTATGATGTAAAACGTAAGTTTGGACTATTTACAAAAAGTAAAAAGTCTAAAAGTTTATATTGTGCAGGTTATTTTTGTATTCATTTTGAAAAGGGTTGGGTTAAGAGTTTTTGTCCTAAATTAGTAACACTTGAAAAATATGAATATAGCGGTCCATTTAAAACAGAAATGGAAATGCGTTCGGAGTTAAGTCGTGTCAACCGTTAAACCATTAAACACTATACCTTTACAACAGTTTATAGATCGTGTTAAGGGTGCTGATACAAGTAAAGCACCTGAAGTTAAATTGCCTATAGCAGATGCTAAAGCATTGGCTTTGACACTAGGATCTATAATGTCTAGATTACATGGTGATCTAGAGAAACTAGTCTACGAAAAGAACAATACAGAAGAAGTCATTAACGTTACCGTCGACGGCGGTAGCACAGACTGGAAATAAACTACGCATATTACTCTCTCTTTTGGATAAATACATTAGTGAGAGAAAAGATATGAGTAGACCAAAACCAACAGTTCTTTTAGAACACGTTAATAAAAAAACATACAGGACTGAGCAAGTGCTTCAGGCTGAAGCCATTTGGGCTGTGTTTTATCAGAACAAACCATTCAATTTAAAGTCAGCAAATATGCTAACTAACTATCCCGGACCAAAATATAAGAAAGTGTCTTTTTCGAATCCAGGACACGCACACAACCTAGCAAAGAAATTAAACGATATGTTTAATTGCAGTGATTTTGATGTAGTCAAACTCACCCAAGGCGAAATAGTAAAAGAAGATTAAAATGAACTGGAAAGAAACCTATACAAAGGTATTCTTAAAACAAGCCGGTATTAGTATTAACGAAAGTACTATGAAAGAGTATATGCCGCTTTGGTGGCAAAATACTAGAGAAAAGACTTCGGGTGGATTACGTCTTACAGACGAAGGTATGATGTTTTTGATGGAAACATTAGAACTAGCAACATACGAAATTCCATTTCCGCCCGATTTTAGAATGACTACCCAAGTTGTAATATTCTTAGATAAATTTATTGACTGTCCTTACTATATTACAAACAAAAGTATTACAGTTACAAGTGAAAAAAAGAGCATGGAATTGCACCTTTTTAGCGGAGATGTACGCAAGTACGGATTGGCAAAAGCACTCAAAAGAACAGAAGAACACGAAGATTCTTAATAAAAACCAAAAATATTTCCAAAATAATTAAAAAAAGACTTGACTTTTATCCTAGTGATGCTATACTATATACATAGTTAGAAATTAACTAAGGCACTGAAACAAAGATACGAGGAGTACAAAATGGAAAACATTGCAATCCGTCAAGTTGGTCCTAATGCGGCTAAGAAAGCAATCGTTAGGGCAATGAGTAAAAAGCGTCCCATATTTATTTGGGGTGCACCAGGTATTGGTAAATCCGATATCGTTGAACAAATTACAGACAGTTTTGAAAACTCTCTGCTAATTGATATTCGTTTGTCATTATGGGAACCTACAGATATTAAAGGTATGCCATATTATTCGGCAAATGATAACACTATGAAATGGGCACCGCCTGTAGAACTTCCAGACGAAAAGATGGCTAAGAAATATAAGACCATCGTTTTGTTTATGGACGAAATGAATTCAGCCGCGCCGGCAGTACAGGCCGCGGCATATCAATTGGTACTTAACCGTAGGGTTGGTACTTACAAACTGCCAGACAATGTTCTTATTGTCGCCGCTGGTAACCGTGAAGCAGACAAAGGTGTCACTTACCGTATGCCGGCTCCATTGGCTAACCGTTTTGTACACTTGGAAATGAAAGTGGACTTTGATGATTGGTTTGCTTGGGCAGTTGATAACAAGATCCACAACGATGTTGTTGGTTTCTTAACTTTTAGTAAAAAGGACTTGTATGACTTTGATCCTAAATCTCCGTCACGTTCTTTTGCTACACCGCGTTCTTGGTCATTTGTATCCGAATTACTTGAGGATGATGATGACGAGAATACCACTACCGATTTGGTTAGTGGTGCAGTCGGCGAAGGTTTGGCTGTTAAGTTTATGGCACACCGTAAGGTTGCCGCAAACTTGCCTAACCCAACTGATGTACTTGCTGGTAAGGCTAAAACACTTGATACTAAAGAAATCAGTGCCATGTATTCCTTAACAGTATCTTTGTGTTATGAACTTAAAGAAGCGTCTGACAAAGGCGATAAGAAGTTTGACGATAAAGTAAATAACTTCTTACGTTTTGCAATGGATAACTTCGATACTGAATTGGTTGTAATGGGTATTAAACTTGCCCTCACTCAATACCAATTGCCAATCGATCCAGACGAAGTTGAATGCTTTGACGAGTTTCATGACAAGTTTGGCAAGTATATTAAGGCCGCACAGGCTTCATAATTGGAGCATTTGGGGGAGAGTTTTTGGATTCTCCCCCAATTCTTTGGTTGACATTTACCGTTAAATATACTATAATAATTACTATAATAGTAATTTGATAGTAAAATAATAAGGCACAAGGAGAACATGGCAATGAGTGTAGCAACAACAGAAACTGTAGAAACACCAGAAATTGAAATTACTGACGAACTTCGTGCAGAAGTTCAAGACAGAATTATTGTAGCAAGAGTAGGTTTGCTACTTCGCCATCCGTTTTTTGGTAATATGGCTACACGTCTTGTATTACAAGAAGCAAATGAATGGTGTCCAACTGCCGCAACAGACGGTCGTAACTTATATTATAATGTTGCGTTCTTTTCTCAAATGTCAAATAAAGAAATTGAATTCGTTATTGCACACGAAATTTTGCATTGTGTATTTGACCATATGACACGTAGAGAAGACCGTGATCCGCAAATACATAACATTGCCGCAGACTATATTGTAAACAATACTCTTGTTAGAGATCGTATTGGCGAAAAGCCTAAAGACATTCCAATTTTCCAAGACTTTAAATATGAAGGTTGGACTTCAGAAGCAGTATATGATGATATCTTTGAAAAGTATGATCAAGAACAACTTGAGCAACTAGGTAAACTTCTTGACGAACACGTTGATTGGGATAAAGATAATCAAGGTAGTGGTCAATCTAAAAGTAAAGATGGCAAAGACGGTAAAGGCAAGGCGCCGTCTTACAGTAAAGAAGAATTACGTAAAATCCGTGACGAAATTAAAGAGAATATGATTAGTGCGGCACAGGCGGCTGGTGCTGGTAATATTCCTAAAGAAGTAGAACGTATTATTAAAGAACTTACAGAACCTAAAATGAACTGGCGTGAATTGTTACGTCAGCAAATTCAATCTACTATTAAAAATGATTTTACATTCCAACGTCCTTCACGTAAGGCCTGGCACACTAATGCAATTTTACCAGGTATGAACTTCGACGAAACAATTGATATTTGTGTTGCAGTAGATATGTCAGGGTCAATTGGTAATGATCAGGCAAAAGATTTCCTAAGTGAAATACAAGGTATTATGGCAGAGTATCAAGACTACAATATTAAAGTATGGTGTTTTGATACTGATGTATATAACGAACAAGACTTCCGTGCTGACAGTGGTGAAAGTTTAGACGACTACCAAGTTGTTGGCGGTGGCGGTACAGACTTCATGGCTAACTGGAAATACATGAAAGAACACGATATTCAACCGAAGCGTTTCATTATGTTTACAGATGGTTATCCATGGGATTCATGGGGTGATGAAGATTACTGTGATACAGTATTTGTTATTCATTCACATCATGACAAAAACTTGCAGGCACCATTCGGGTTAACTGCTCACTATGAAAAGGCGGCATGACAGTTTTGAAAAACGGACAACCGAATGCCTTAGACTTCTTTGGCATTAGAGAGTTAAGAACTTTTCCAAAACATTTTGACTTTGTTACAGTTGAAATGCGTTATAACCTTGAAGACTCTATAAGAAAATGGATAAAGCATAATCTTAAAGGTCGTTTTTATATTGGCAGATCGTTGAATGACGACTTTAATCCAATACTCAAAATTGGTTTTGAAAGCCACAAAGAACTATCTTATTTCATGTTGGCTTGTCCACATTTGAAGTATGCATAAGTACATAGCAGTAAATAATTAAGTGCTATGTTAATTAGTACAAATGATATCATTTAAAAGGAGACATTAATGTCAGAAGAAAACAAAACACCACAAGCGGCAACTCCGCCACAAGGTCAAGTTAGTGCAGAACTAACTGTACAAGACTTGAGTGTTTTAAAAACTATCATTGAGGTTGCACAATCTCGTGGTGCTTTTAAAGCAAACGAACTAGAAGCAGTAGGCAAAACTTTCAACAAGTTAGAAACATTTTTAACTACTGTATCAAACCAACAAGTTGGTGAACAAGCAAAAGCACCAGCAACGCCAGCGGCGGCTCCAAAGACTGAAGTAAAAGATACTCCAGTATCATCAGAAGACGCGGCGGCGGCACTAGGAGCATCATAATGGCTATTAAGCACGTAGGTAGATTTAAATCAAATGGTCGTAAATGCGTAGTAGTATTTCGTACACTACCTAACGATCCAGAACACGCACTTGTAGTTCAAACTGAGAACTTAGGTGATAACGAACACGACACTCTAATGAGATTAGTTGAATCTAACACTGGTCAAGTATCTGAAGAATTAGCAGATGCTATGCAACGTACACCGTTACAAGACGGTAGTATTATGTTAGCAAATTTCCATACTAATGGTAAACTAACTAAGGTTGCAACTAAAGATATTGAGATGACACCAGATACGCAGACTGTTATTAATCTTGCCGAACTAAACTCAATCATTGCTGAACAAAAAGGCGTGAGTATTAACGATCTAGCAGTAAACGGTTCATCAGTACAAGAAGTAGGTACAGCAAATGAAATGCCTGCTAGTACTGTAGAAGCACAGGCGCAAACAGCACAGGTAGAAGAACAACCTTTATCAGATGAAGATCTTGCTAAAAATATGAGAGCAGATGCTGATAGAATGTTTAAGGAAGCAGAGCGTCTTAGAAAAGAGGCTGAAGAATTAAGTCCGTCTAAGAAAAAGGCTTCTTCCAATGCCAAAGCGTAAAGGACTTTCTCAGGACGTTATAGATAAATGGCCCGAAGTATTCAAGGATGTGGAGGTTAAAGCAATCCCCCTTGAATACTTGGAAAGTGTACAAGTTACGTTTAACAATGGCAAAGTATGGGAAATCACTATAAATCGCAACGCTTCTAACACTATGCTTAACAAAGACGTAGAAAAATCGCTAAATGATATGTTTAAAACCTATGATTCTAGCATTAAAAACGTTGATTTCAAAGTAGACACAGATAGAGTTAAAGAGGACGTTCAAAAACGCACAAAACAGTTTTTAAAGAAGAAGAAGTAATTTTTCTATTTGGCATAAATACTATATAATAGAAGAACACTAGGAGTGCTTTAGATGGCTTTAAGATTACGCAGAGGAACTGATCAACAACGTCAGTTAATAACACCTTTAGAAGGTGAACTGATATACACTACAGATACCAAACGACTATATATCGGTGATGGTACAACTGCTGGTGGTATTGCTGTAGATACAGCAGGACAGTTTTTAGGCTCAAACTTAGACTTATCAGGTTACGATATTGACGGACAAGGTAACATCAATATCGACGGTAATATTACTGCAACAGGAAATATGACTGTTGACGGTAACTTCACTCTTGGCGGTAACATCACAGTTGGTGATTCAAATACAGATACAGTTAACTTTGCGGCTAAAATCGAATCAAGCCTAATTCCAGATGTTGATGGTGCAAGAAATGTTGGTTCTACAACTAACAGATTTGGTAGTGTTTATTCTAACTTTATTAGTGTTACAGACAGCATTGAAGCAGGTTATATTAATGCCAATGTTGTTGGCAATGACAGTACAGTAATTGTTAACGTAGCAACAGGTGCTATTACAGCAACAGGACAACTAACTGGTGATGTTCTTGCAACAGATAATTCATTGTTCTTTAATGCTACATCAAAAGCAGTAACAGCAGGCGCAGGTGTATTTACAGGTGCTGTTAGTGCTCCAAGTTTTACAGGTTCTTTAACAGGTGATGTTAACGGTTCTATTTTCGGTGATGACTCTACTGCACTAGTAGATGCTGTAAGAAATACAGTAACCTTAAACAACGGTGTTGTTAGATTTGATGGTAATCAAATTGAACTTAGCGGTGTTGACTATATGGCACTTGGTAAAGAAACAGACGTTGCTGGACCTACATTTAGAATTACAAACGTTGACGCTTCACCACCGTTAGACTTAGTTACACTTGCAGGTACTAACATTGGTAATATTTCTAAAGTAAACTTTTCAAGTAAGCACGGTGATATTCAAAACCCTGTTAGAGCAACAGCAGGTGACTTCATTGGTGCATTAAGTTCACGAGCATGGGATCCAGATGTAGGTGACTATGTTCCATCAAGTATTATTGGTTGGACCGTTGACGAAAATACAACTCCAGCACAAGATATTGCTAATGGTAAAATCTTATTCATTAACAACGCAGGTTCAGGTTCTGCTCCGTCACTTAATGTTATGTCATATGACTCACGTGGCTATCTAGCAGTTAACAGAACAGTTGGTTATGTTGCAAGTGCTACATTAGATGTTAACGGTTTTGCTAAACTAACTCCACAAACAGCAGAGCCAACAGCAAGTGAAGGTATTATTGCAATCGCAGACGGTACTAGTTGGGATCCTGCATCAAAAGCAGGTGCAGTAAGTTATCCAGTGTACTACGATGGTAATGCTTGGAACGCTTTCTATTAATTCAGCATTAATAACTCCTAAGTAAATTTCAACTAAGTAAGAGTATGAGCACACTTACACTCTATACATCAGGCTCTACAGAGCAACCAAAAGAAGTTGTCCATTCTTGGGAATACATAAAAGAATGTGCAACCAAAAGTATAAAAGAAATTGGTTTAACCAAACACGATAGAGTATTAGATGTGTTTCCAGCAAACACTATTGCCCACTACACAATCACCGCCGTTCCTGCGTTTTTAAGCGGCGCACAGCACGTTTCTAGTAACTTTAATGCCTATACCTACCCTGAACTGTTTAACCGCGTTAAACCGACGTATATTAGTTTAATACCACGCCATTTAGAACTGTTACAAAAGACCAAAGGCTTTAAAGAGTTGGATATGAGTTGTGTCCGTTATATGGTTACTGGTAGTTCCAAAATAGAACAAAGTTTTATAGATGCATTTAAAGAACGTGGTGTCCAAACTGTAGCAAATTGGTATGGTATGACAGAATTTCCGCCACCTGTAATGATTGGGTATAATAGTACATCATTTGATCTAAACACAATAAAAGACGATCATGTAATGTTTATGCCTGTAACTCCTGATGGCAAATTATGTCAATGCCATATTAACGGTAGAGCAACAGGAGATGTATTTAATATTGAAACAATGGAATTTCACTCACGCATAGAAGAGCCTAATGGAAGAACTTGGAAGAACAATTTTTAATAACGATACTAGAAGAATAGTAAAACTTTCTGAAGTAGATGTCTTTTCTGTAAAAGATTTTTGTGAAGAATGTAACAAATTAGGATTACAAAATAATAAGTCTTTAGAAAGAATGAAGTGGGATACTGCTACTTGGTTTGCGGCATTAGACGAAAGTAAAATTTATTCTATTGCAGGATATCATAAATTAAACATAGACGAACACTCGTATCGTGTGTTATTCCGCGGTGCTCAACTCCCAGGATACAATCCTAATACTTTTAGTAAAGATGTATATGCTAGTGTTGTTCACTGGACTTACTTATTAGAAGCACAAATTAACGATATATTAAAACAAGACCCACAAGCAAAACTTTACATAAGCACAAACATAGATAAAAATAACGATGCACCTAGCAGTCATAAACTTACTAGTATGATGACTCCGTTATTAATCAAACGTAAATTATTAAGTTTAGAATATGAAAATATAGACCTATACTTTACAAAACAAAACTTGTATAGGGTAAATGTTGAAGAATATTTTAAACAGCGTTCTGCTTATTTTGATAGTAAGTAAAGTTTTCGTAGTATAAGCCAAGTGTTGCCCAGATAGCATCAGGATACAAATTAGTGTATTTGTTTCCAGTCTTAGCATAGTGTTCCCATAAAGTTTTAGAAAAGTCTAGTTTAGAATAATGCTTCCAAAACTCTGTATCGTTACGTGAACTTAAACCGTAATGATGAAGAATATAATCACTGTTTTCTTTCCAGGTACGTTTAACCATTTTGTTATATGCTCTAGCACCGTAACCTCTTTCAATGCAATTAGCAAGAGTAGTAATACCATGCTGTATCATAAACAATGCATTTGATTCTAACGGATCAATAAATCCTTGACTCATGCCTATAGCAACTACGTTGTCTTGCCAAGCATTTTCTAACCACCCAGGTTGCCATTTAATTAGTCTCGGCTCTTTGTCTTGCCAGGGTGTTAGTTCTTTAGTATATTCTTTAAATTGTTCTAATGCTGTATCATCGTCAACATATTGATCTGCAAAACAGTATCCTGTACCTGTTCTACTTGTTAGTCCAATTTTAAATTGCCATCCGTAATCTCTAGCGATTGTTCTAGTATACGGAACCATTTCGTCAAGTTCAAACGGACAAACCCAAGCACTATTAACTAGATGATGCTCAGATAAATCTGCAAGTGTTTTGTCTTTAACAAATTGTCTACGAAGTCCTGTACAATCAATATACAAGTCATAACCTTCTGGTAATGTATCTAGTGTTGCAATTTCGTGCTTTACACGTTTACAATTATCTTTAACAATACGCCCGGCTTCTTCTGCGTGTAAATGATATGCTACTGCTCTCCAAGCATCGCGATCATATAGATCATTAATACTATGCTTATCTACTTTACCTTGTTCAAACTCTTTGTACCAAGTATTAAATGCATCATTATCGTTGTACCAAAATGTAAATGCAAATTCTTCACCGTCTGGTTTATCCCAACCTTGTTTTATATTACCAAACTTATGTACAGCATCACACTTAGGCATCCATTCTTTTTCATCCATTCCGAAACTTTCAAAGAATGATTTTATCATAGGCAATGTACTTTCACCTACTCCAATGATAGGAATATCACTGCTTTCGATTAGTGTAATTTCAATGTCTGGAAATTTATTTTCTAAGTATCCTGCGGTCCACCAACCAGTTGTTCCGCCTCCTATGATACATATTTTTTTATATTGTGTACTCATTGTTAACCACTTTATTCATATCTTCAATACGTAACTTTGTAATGAAATGTACACGAGTTGTTTCACCTTTATTAAATGTACCGTGTAATTTTTCTGTATTAATCAAGTATGCTTTACCTGGTTGCAAATTATATTCTTTACCTTCAAAATTAAACATAGATTCATTGTTTGCTGTTATTGGCATATGAATCTTGTAAAATTCTTCATTGTCACTATGTAAATTTATCTTAGTTTCAGGCGGGTGAGCAGTAATAACGGTTTGTCTTACAAAAGGCAATGCCTTTAAAAACTTTTCTGCAAATCCAAATATTAATTCTGTTGGAACATCAAACGTTCCTACAACATCATCACCTTTAGAAATATCGTATGGGGAACAGGGTTTCTTTGGATCTTTTAAATTACTTTGGATTGCCCAACCGTACACTTCACTAACATTATGATCTTTAGTGTCTGTATCAGCGTCAGGCGCCCACTTCAAGTAACTGAAATTTGATTGAACTGTATGATAGTAATGTTCTAATTCTTCCAACGAAAACTTGAAGTTATCTAATTCAATGACTTCAAAGTTCTCAGGCATTATTCCATTTCTAACTCAAATGCAATCTGCTTAGATTCCTTGTTTTTCAGATCAACAAATAACATCTCTGACTTAAGAACATTGTCAACTAAATCAAATCTAAATGGAACTGTTACTGCTTTATTTGTTTCTTTAGAAGCAACACCTACATAAATGTTATTAGTTTTTAGATTGAAACTTTCTGTAACACCAGAATCGTTAACATCAAATACTGCACCTGGTGCAATGTTAGACATTGATGGATGCTGTACTGAAGGCATTAACATAATGCTATCACCTACAACAGGCATAGACCCTAATGATCTATCTGTTCTAGTTCTTTTAATTTCTAGTGTATCTAAATTTAGATCAATTAGTTCTTGACACTTTTCCCAAGAACTATGTGCAATTAATCTGTTGTCAACAATAACCCCATTCTTGAAACCAAGTTGTCCAACTTCACTTTCTGAATCTTCAAGTACGTAAGGTACTGAAGTAATTTCATTGCCATCATAAATCCAAAAATGTAATTCTTTAGTTTCGCCCATTACTAATGGTAAGCCTACAATTTTATCGTTGCGACTAATAGCACCGTAGAATGCACCTTTAACTGGAGCAGTAACTAATTTAGTAGAGTAATCGTCTAATGAAAGAACTAACAATTGGTCTGTTGGATTACCGTATGGGAAAAATGCTACTTCGTTAGTCTTTTCAATATATGTACAATGTACAGATGCTGTTTCGTCAGCAACATCACGTGCAATCATTTTTTCTGATTCTGTATCATAAATGATTACAACACCACTGTTTAATGGTGGGTAAATAATTTTTTTACCAACAACTACAGGTCTACCAAAGTTAAAGTGACCGCAGAATGTTTTAGGTGTTTCAACACCATGAATAGTAATTGCTTTATCTTGAATCATTTCAACTGTGTCAGTATCAAGGTCAACTTTAGCCATACGCACAATACTATCTACGTGTTTCTTTTGTGTACGCATTACATAAGCATACTTGCCTACTACAGCAACAGCACGATATCTGTCACCGTCTTCACTTTGCTCACTAAAATCAATAAACTTTACAGTTTCGTTATCAGTGTTAATCTTTAAAAGACCGGCTTTAGCACCTGCATCTTTGTTGTAATCTCTATCGGTTTCGCCCTCAACTCTGACCTTACCGTTAGTAACTACTGACAAAAATGTGCCATTTCCAATGTAATAAGGGTCGTCAAGCACGTTTGTATAATAAACATTTGACATATTTTTCTCCATACTCTATACTATATTTATTTAATATGCGTGGTAATCCCAGCGAAGGTGGTAACATATTCTGGGTCGATTCTAGTTAAAAAATGCACTCGTTCGGTGGTTCCGTTGTTAATTGTGCTATGATTTACTATAGGATTAATCATATATATTTTGCCTGGCTTCATTACATACTTACGCTCGTCGTTTTCACCAAAACAGAATAGTGCTTGATCATTTGAGTGCATTGGAATATGCAACTTCTTATATGATCCATCATGATGATTATGCACACGGGTGCCTGGTGGATGCTTAATTGCTAGTAACTGTCTTAGTGCTGGTTCGCCCCACTCTTTAATCATCTTGTTTACTATACCAAATTTATATACACTCATAATTTTAGAATCAGCATAAAACCCATCACCGTCGGCATCTAAATCGTATTTTTCTAATTCAGGATAATGTATAGGATTAACATGACGTTTTCCTGCACAAGGAATGTTACGTTCGGCAGGCCAAGATATTCCCCAACCGCTAACGTTGCCTTCGTAGTTTCCTACCCTATTTGTTTCAGTCCACATTTCAAAAATTTCTTTTTTAATGTATTCTTTTAATCCAAAGTGAAATTCTAAATGTGCTAGATCAGTTTTTAGTACATCATAATAATCTTCAAGCAACGAAATATCAATAGTTGCTTTAAACTCAATAATATCCCAGTCATAACTATTAAGAAATTCTGGTGTAAAATCTTCTGGGTTGTAATCTGTTATGTATCTGTCCATGTTGTCCTTAGCATTTCTTTTACATAGTAATAAGAATTAACTGCGCCTGGTGTAGGCTTTTGTTCATCAGTATTTAACAAAGTTTCTTTTATAAAGTCTGCAACTGCTTTACTTCTTACTTGTCCTTTTATACAATAAACATGAACATTAGCATCTTCAGGAATAGTTTTTATAAATTTTACTAATTCGTCTGCCTGGTATCCACGCATTGCTTTTGCTTCAAACCACATATCAAAGTCGCCGCCCCACTTTCGAGTGTCCTCGGGAACATCGTCAAACTTTAATGTTATAACGTTTGAATGTTGTCTTTTAAAATACGGATCACAATGTGGGCCGCCTGACGGCTCAATACAAATAAAGAAATCTTTTTTATTATCAACAGTTGTGTCGTCTATGTCATTAAACTTTGCATAGGTAATAAAACTTTCTTTTGATCTATATTCTACTAACATCTTCAGTCCATACCTTTCCGTACAAGTGTATTCTGTTTGTACTACCTTTGTTTTCTACACTATGCGGAATAGTTGTGTTGACAAGATATGCCCAACCCGGTTCCATATGAAATTCTTCGCCTCCAATAATCCAATTACTATCTTCATTAGTATGAATTGGAATATGTACACGCAATTTGTCAGGTTGATCTTGATGTGTAATTAATTTTGTTCCTGGGGTATGTATTGTTACCAACCACTTTTTACTTTTAAAAGGTAATTGCTTTACAAGTTCTAATCCGTATCCTGTAAAACATTTACGAGGATTTAATTCATCATTATCGTTGTCACGATATTCCTCTTTAGCACATCCTTGTTCAAATGGTTTAGGTCCAGGTTCATCACTGTTCCAACAAAGTGTATAGTATGCCGCATCATCTGGCAAGTAATGTCCTGTCTTTGCTTCAGGATCTACAATAGGAAACTTCCATACGTGATGATTTTCACCAATAACAAACTTCCAATCAGAATAATTTTCTTCAAGAGTTTTATACCACTCTTGTATTTTTTCTACATCTACTTCAAACAATTTTTTAACTTTGAATCCTAAGTCTAAAGGTTCACAAGTTTCAATATATCGTTTGAAATCTTGGGTGTGTTGTTGCGTTTCCATTTCTTACACTTTCATATAGATCAACTCCAATGTAATCATGACCGTATAACACTAGGTCATCAGGTATGAGTTGTCTAAATACTTTCCACTTTTCTTCTAATTGCTCTGGTTCAACGTTCCAATGTAACATTTCGCTGGACCATATATTTGTAGTCCACAATACTTTTGTACCATGTACATTATTTATTTGGTCAAATAATAGGTTTGGCTCGTTAACAATATCAACAAGATGGAACTCGTGTTTTAGTTCTTTATAACGTGACCATAAACGCTGGAATGCTAAACTGCCACCGTGTTCTTTCATTTCTTGTTCCCAGAATTGCTTGTAGTTTCCTCTATATGTTGAACTAAAGTTATATTCTAAGTCGTGTTCTAATAACCATTTATCTAAATCATAGCCATCCCACGTTTCAAGTAAGTGCTTTTTATAGTTTAAACTTGCTTCACACCAATCAAAGTAATGTACAGTAGTGCCCCTATGGAATCCGTTGGCATTTAATATAGCAAGAGGCTTAAAGCCTGCGGCCGCAGTAAAGAAATGATCAATATACTTTCCGTTTGTACGCACACCTTCACCTGAAAGTGTTTCTGTGTTAAAAGCATATACCCTATCTTTTTCAATATCTTCTTGATATGCTAGTTTTCTTATCCAAGCGGCTTGACTTTGATTAAGTCCTTCGTCTTTAGTTTTATCTACCCACGCTTCTGCAAGTTTATCCGACTCTATGTATGGATATAAAAATACTTTACAGTCACGCATATCATTATCTAAGTTGTCTATGGTAATGTTATTGCGTAATGCTAGATCAATCCAGTTACTTCCGTCTGCTGTTGTAGCATATTTTGACTCTCCGTTACCTGTTTTAATCCAGGCTGGCGTGTAATTGCTATGAATTGTTTCTTCACTTAGTTCATAATTTTGTAATGTTGGCTTACGATCCCAGTATACACCTATTTCATCAAATGCTGGTTTGCCTAGTTCAACCCACTTAGCAATGTTAACAAACAAATACTGTCTATGTAGTCCTGGATAAGCACCTGTTGTAAGATAGTGTTGCTTTTTCTTATCCATAATATGCCCTATTACAAAAAACTGCGGATTCTTTTCAGCATATTCTACACTTTTCTGCACTAAACTTGGACCTCGATATAAAAGTAACCCTTGACAAGCAATCATAGCATAATCTTTTCCTTTTGCTAATGCTTCTTCAAGTATTGTTTCTACTTTATTATGGAATCCTACATAATTACAGATACCCATCTTTAACATACGATTAATATAAAAGTATGTCATGTCAAATGTACGTTTTTGTAAAAATTTATTAGGTATATCTCTTGAAATATCTAAAATACCAATTGCAACTTTGTTATCAATGTTTAGATTCTCGTAGTATCTGTCTACTGTAATGCTATTCCAGTCTTTCATGTTACCCTCTATTAGTATAGTAACTTTGTCTTAGCACGTAGAAAAAATCTCTAATACGTCTACCCAACTCATAATGTATAATCATATGAATGCGAGGCTTATCACTATTGTTCCAAACACTATGAACATTTGAAATATCCATTAAAAATGCACTACCATTATCTTCAAACGGTACAATGCCTTTGTCTTTAAAAATAAACTTACAACCTTCTGGATTATTCAAACTAATATTACAAACACTTAAACGTTTTTCTGTATCTGGCCTATCTTGATGTGGTAAAATATATCCGCCGGGTTCGAGCAACATAAAACGTACACGGTTTAAGTATTCTGCAGGCCAAACATCTGTTAAAAACTTTTTAGTTACAGGACACTTATCTGCTACGTATGTCCAATTTAGTTCTTTAATAATTTCACTACGCTCACCGTAAGTGTCAAGACTTTGTGTATCATCATTAAGTCCGTGTATTGTTAAACTTTTCCAACCTTTACCATATGTATCTTCTCTATGCGAAAAAAACTTATCTGTAAGTGCTTCTGCTTCTTTATGCATTTCTTTCCATGGCTGGTTATCTAACGCACTTAGCCTAAAGCAAGGCCAACCACTTTCCATTATTACCCATTTAGGATCAAATTGTTCAGGGTATTGTACACTAATTGGGTCTTTATGTTGTTCAAAAAGTGTTTGAAGTTCAGTCATGTTTCCTCATTTGAATTAAAGTATCTGTTAAATATACTTATCAGAACAGAAGGGTCTGTCAAAACAATATGAGATGCAAATATTTAGATAACCAAATTAATGTTGGAACTGACGGTCAGTATCGTCTTTGTTGTATGAGTTTAGAACCACCTAACAAGTATAACATCCGTACACATACTCCACAAGAATGGCACGACAGTGAATTCCATAGAGGCGTTAGAGAGCAAATGGAAAGAGATGAATGGCCAGATGCTTGTAAACGTTGTCAACATATGGAAGAACGAGGACTAGGAAGTCAGCGTCAAAAAACACGCAGGTATGGCCCTGGTCTTAGTCATTTAGATATTCGTGTAGGTAATAGTTGTAATTTAAAATGTATTAGTTGTTGGCATATGAGCAGTAGCAGTATTGCTGAAGAAGCCATTGCTATGAAAAAAGCAGGCATTGAACCATTACATGGTATTCTTGAAGTTCCTAATTTTAACTGGGGTACTGAAGAAGCATTTGATAAATTATTAGATTTGCCTTTACAAGAAGTGTATATGACAGGTGGCGAACCTATGATGGTAAAACACTTGCCTACTTTTTTAGAAAAACTTGATAGATCTGTAACAATTAGATTTAACACTAACTGCACTATTTGGAATCCTAAACTTGAAAAACTTTTAAGAGAATTTAAAATGGTTATTATGAGTTTTTCTTTAGATGCAACTGATAGACGTATTGATTATATTCGTCATGGCTCTAAATGGGAAGAAGTAGAACGTAACGCACTACGTTGGGCAGACTTTTGTAAAGTTGATATTAGTCCAACAATTAGTATTTTAAACGCATGGTTCTATGATGATATTAAAGAGTATGCAGACAAACAAGGTTGGAAAGTTTTTGAAAACTTATTAATGTTACCTGATTGGTTACATATTAAAAATGCTCCTGACGAACTTAAAAAGCAATTCCAAGGAGTTGACAAATGGTCTAATGATCCTGCTGATCCTGAAATTATTGAACACTTTAAAAGATGTATAACAAGATTAGATAACTTTAGAAATATGCATATTAAAGATTATCTACTACCGGTGGCAAAAGCATATGGACTTGATTAAAGAAAATAAACAAAAGAAAAGAAGCGTATATAAACTTGAAGACCGTTATAGAAAGGTCTGGCACTTTAGTGATCCACATTGGTTAGAAGAACACGTTGATCTAGTTGAAGAAGTAAATCCAGGATATATTATAGGACAACATTGTGACGACAATGAAATGTATATTGATATGCTACCAATTGAAGGTACTCCTGCTAGTCAATTTCAACATACTCCTGAGTTTATGAAAAAGATTTATCACTTCTGTATTGACAACATTAACGAAACATCACCATACGCACACGGTGACTGGGTACTAAGTAATATTATTATTAACGGTGACAAAATGACACTTGTTGATTGGGATAATGTAAACTTATATCCACCTCACATGGTATTAGAAAAAATGCAAGACGATTTAAAAAGTGCCTTTGGAGATAAATTTGACCCCGCAAGCCTTTAGTTACCCTACTGTTGCAAACAATGGATTTATCTATTGTGCGCCTTACGGATTAAACGATGTAATTAATTACATGATAAAGTTTGATCCTAACACGTATCAAGTAACTCGGATTCCTTTAGAAGTTAATAACTCTACAGAAAAATGGCAGAATGGTATTGTTTACCGTAACTTAATTTATTTTCTACCCTATAATGAAAGTAAAATATTAGTGTTAAACACAGATGACGATAGTGTAGAATATATTGAATTAAATGTTGTAGGAAGAGGAAAATATATCCAAGGACATATTTTTGATAATCGTATAATTGCATTGCCGTACGGCGAACACGAGTCATATAACTGGGCATTAGATTTCAATATGGATACTAATGAAGTTAAGTTAAATTATTTAGAAGTAGATGACGATACTAAACGCTGGCACACTACACAAATGCTAGACGGATACATAATTGGTTTGCCGCGTGGAGAAGATTTAGAAACACATTTTAATCACGGCATTGTATATGACTGCTTTGATAATTCTTATGAACTAACAAATTTAGTTGATAAATGGGCAGACTACGATAAAGAAAAATACTGCAACAAAAAATTTACTACTGTGGCAAAAGCAAACAAAAAATTATACGCTCCGCCGTATAGCGAATATCCTGGGTTTGATATTTTAGCAACTTATAAAACTAGATCTTTTGCTACTAGCGAATCTTGGTCTTTTACAAAAACTGGTATTACGTCTACTAGCAGAAAGTACTTTACACACGTTGTTGCTAGTAATGGCAAAATATTCTTTCCACCGGCAGGACACGACGAAGACTGGAGTGAAATGTTAATTATTGATAGTAACACAGACAAGTGGCACATTAAAGATTTAGGCATAGGCAAAGAAAGTAAAAAATATTTTGCTGGGGTAGAAAACAGTCAAGGTAAATTGTATTTTATTCCAAGAGGTGGCTGTGTATGTGAGCCTGAGGATACTTGGAAAAGTCAAGGCGACCTAGCAGAAGTATTAGTAGTAGATACAAATACAGAAGAACACTATACAGTCGATGTTGGTGAATACTTTAAAGACAATACTACTATTGAAAAATATAATAAATGTGTTATAATTAACGATATTATATATGCTTTTCCATACGGAGAAAGCGACAGTTTCCAAACTATATTAGTGTTTGACACTATTAAAGAAAAAGTTATCAAAACAATAGACTTAAACAATGTATAAAGCATTTGAAGATTTTTATAAAGAAGCACGTATTAGACATCTTGTACTAGAAGTAAACAAGGACGAATTAGTTAGTCCTCCATTTGGTACTCAAAACAATCCGTCATACGATATGTGTGCATTCTATAAAGATCACACCACACTTGTATCACTTGATGTTCCAAATGCAACTAGCAAATTTAATGCAGTCGGTGTTACTGACGATAGCATATGGCTTATACCTTATGGCATTTATGATGACTTAAATGTTGTAGTACAAATAAAAGATAAAACGCCTATCTATCATAAACTAGATAAAAAAGGCAAAGGACAATTTTATAGTGTTGCTAGTCACGGCAATACCGCTTGTAGTTTTCCATTAGGTTATGAAGATACGCAATTCTTGATTTACATTAACAATAATAAAGTTAAAACTATCGACGTTGACACAAATGAAAAGAAAGCACACATGGGTACTGTTTATTGTAACGGAAGTTATTACAGTATGCCAAGAGGTGAAAGTGTTCATTATTCAAACATACTAGAGTTTGACGGTAAGAAGGTAATCAAACACAAATTGAATTTACCTAAAGTATCACGCAAATATACTGATGCTGTTGTTGTAGGTAACAAACTTTTTAGTTTACCATTTGGCGAAACAGCAGGATTAAATGAAGTAATTGAGTTTGATACAAAAACAAAAGAATACAGATTATGGAAATTAAACGTAGACGACTTTGCTAAAAAATATAACACACAAGTATTAGTTGATGATGTTATTATTGGATTACCGTACGGTGATGAAGATAGTAATGATAGCGATAAAGGTATAATCTTTGATACTATTACAAAAGAAAGTTTTCAATTTAGTATAAAAGAATCTTATGGTGGTAAATTTAGATATCGTAGTGGTATTGCTTATAAAGGGTCTGCATACTTTTTACCAGCAGGAACCCCAGGGTGTGCCCTTTATAAAATTGACACAAACGGTATTTGGATATCAAAAACATATCCAGATAATTTAATGTTTGGAAGACCTGTAATTTACAACGATGAAATACATACTATTGTATATAACACGCACGATAACAGTTCCAATTTAGTAAAATTAAATGACTGTTTAGACATAGAAACGGTGTCTATACTATGAAGTGTTACGCACCTTGGCATAGTATTTTGGTACGTTTTAATGGTGATATTGTACCCGACGGAGTGTATGCAAATCGCTACGGTAACGTGCTAGAATCGTCTTTAAACACCGTCTTAAACAGCATTACAGCGTCATACACAAAGGATTCTATACGTAAGGGTCAGTTACCACCCGAGTGCGATAAATGCCGCTTAAAAGAGGCTACAGTAGGTCATAGCAGGCGTTTATTCTTCCGTGATATACTAAATCCAATGTTGGAAAATACCAATTACGATTACACCAAAAACTTCCATGACATATACTTTTTGGAATTCAATATGAGCAATATCTGTAATTTGAAATGTCGTATGTGCAATGGTATTAGTTCAAGTGCTTGGGTCAAAGAAGAATTGAAATTGGCTGAACTAAACAAAGATTATAATAGGCCAGTAGATCATCCAGAGTTTGGTTATACAAATAAAAGCGATCAAATTATTGCAAAACTATTTGAAGATCCTACACCATTTATGAACTTGCGTTACCTAAGCATCAAAGGCGGGGAACCGTATATGGAACCTTCAAACAAAACTATTCTTAAAAAGTTTATTGACTTAGGTATTGCTAAAAACATTACACTTGATTGGACTACTAATGGAACCATTGTTGACGATGAAGTACACGAACTTGCAAAACAGTTTGGCCATACAAAATGGACCGTAAGTGTTGAAGGAACTGGTAAACTATACGAATATATTAGAGGTGGAAATAATTTTACGTTTGAGCAATTAAACGAAAATCTAAAACACTACAATTTTGATAGAGTTATTATTGCTGTTACTGTTATGGCGTATAATATTGCACACTTACATAAAATTCAAGAATGGTACGATAGTGTTAAAAAAGATAATTGGTCAATCTACTTTAATAATGTAGTTGTACAACCGCCATATCTAAATCCAAGAGTTTTACCTAACAGCATTTTAGAAAACATTGAACACAAATTTGATTTTGTAAATTATACAAATAATGATACAAATTTAACTGAAACTTTTGTACAGTATACAAAAGATCTCGATAAGTTACGCAATACAAACGTACTTGATCATTGTCCTGAACTTAGTAGTCTGTTTGAATAGGATCAACAGCAAGATAATGAATGTTCATGTTACGTGGACTATCAATTAGCCATTTAACAAGTTTACCTGCGTCAAGCAAACTAATCTTTTTCCTATCACTTTTATTGTTTGTTGTTTTAGAATCAAGTTGACCAAAAGCAATATTGCTTACACGAACTTTACTATTCCCAAATGCACAATAGTTTGAATACATTTTACTTGCTTCGTCTAACGCAGTTTTACTTTCAAGATAACCTTCTGGACTATAACCGTCACGCCAGTAACTTGTTGTACTAGAAATGTTAATTATATGTAACCCTTTAAACGTTTTGTAAACTTTATGCAACAGTTTTTCTTGTCCGCTGTCTGGTATTAATAAACTATTAACAAACACATCTGCATTTTTAACATAGTCAGCAATAGCATCTAAGTCAGTCATATCCCAACCATTGTGTCTACCTATAAACTCAACATTATTATGATTATATGCTTCAAAGATTCCTTTAGAAAGGCCTTCGTAGTTTGGGTTTCCTGTTACAATTATTCGCATAACTCTTTCCTAATGTATATATCGCTCAAACAACTACATACACTTTTACCACATACAATTTCTTTTTCGGGTAATTTGTAACGTTCTAGATTTCCTAATGCGCCGCCATATTGACAGTCTGCTCTATATATGTTTCCCCACATATCAATATTAATTCCATCAATGCCTGCCCAACATTTCCAATTCCTAAAACGATTTTTACTTTCTGATATTAAATCATTGGCAGTTACAGGTGAATCATCTAACAGCAATTCTCCTCTGTGTAACTGTGCGTCTGGAAGGTTAGTAAAGAAAGGCCAATTCTTAATTGTGTCTAATTGGTCTTGTGTGTAGTTTGCTGGTGTATTTGTAATTGCATCTATGTTAGACTTATCTAAAATTATTTTAGGCCATACACTAACATTATCACTGCTTGAATATAGTTCTTCTGCAATGTCAAACATTTCATTAAAGTTTTCAGGCGACAACATTAGATTAACAAATACAGGACAATAACTTTCTTGTATTACTTCTTTAATATGTTCTAGATTAGCAAACTCTGGATGGTATGAAATAATATAACCGTCTGTGTACTTGCTTATTTCTTTGTAATATTTTACACGCTGACTGCCGTTAGTTAGAAAACTAAATGTGTGACCTTGTTTTTTTACAAGTTTAGCAAGATCTAAAAAATGTTTCCAGTATGTAGGTTCGCCGCCACTCACTCTATAACAGATTTCTTTTGGTACTTTAAAATTTTCAACAAAACGTTTTACTGTTTCCCATTGGGGTTGTCCAGTACTTCCGTTGTGTAAATGATCCGGACAATAGGAACAGCGATAGTTACACTTGTTACTTAATGTCCAACTAACAAGAAACCATTCTTCTTTTGCTTTGTTTTGGTACTCTAATTTCATTCTGCCATTGTGTTGTCTAGTATTAATTTTTGTGTACGCTCATTTAGTTTTACTGTTAAAATAAGACTATACAAGTTATCACTAAAACTAAACACACTATGATCTAATTGGAAGTTTGTGAAGTAAACATACCCTGCTTCTGGATATAAAGGTTTACCGTCAACTAACTGTACATAATTCTCAGGACTGCATCTGCCAAATACTACTAATAGTCTAAAGTATTCTGGACTAGTTCCGTGAAAATCTCTATGTGGTGGGAAAAATCCACCTTGATCAATACGTAATAAATGTACACGCCCGATGTCTGGCGAAAATATATCTACTAGTTTTGCAATTTCAGGAATTTTATTATACACTTCTGTAGGTGTATTAAAGTTTTCTTCCTTCATTTCAACATTGTGATATTTTTGCATATGGCCAAAACTATTAAGATGATAATTGTCCATTACATCACCTGAATGACTAGTTACAGGTAATCCCCAACGATTATTATGCTTGTCTTTTTTAACATTATAAGGACACCAGTTATTTTTAAACTGTTCTAACTGCTGTTCAACAGCATGATGATCAATATGCCATTTGAGTTTTACTTGGTTACCTAGATTAACTAGGCTTTGCCAACGCAACGCTCTTTCTATTTCATTTTGATCCATTATATTCCTTTCCGTAACTGTCGCAAACTAGTTGCATAACACCGCTCCAATCATCAATTGGTTCGCTGTGTATAATTATATGTATCCTTGGTTCATTACTTTTGTTCATAACCTGGTGCATACTTCCTAAATCAATTAGTCTTGCTTCGCCTTCTTGCCATTCTACATTACCATAATTTTCAATATCAAATATTGTACCTTCTGGATGCGTTATAGCAACATTAATACCGGCTAACAGTTGTCCATTTGGATAGTCTTTATGCGGACTAATATGCCCACCCGGGTCAACTATCATTATTCTTACCCTACCGTACTTTTTAAAAGGTATATTCTCAGTAATCCATTTTTTAGTTAAAGGAAAATACTTTGCAACATCAGTCCAAGTTTTTTCTCCTAACATAAATCCCTTTTCTTTGTATGCTTGATCACTGTCGGTCATTGTTGAACTATGACCGTGTAGTGTTAAACTACGCCACCCTTTACCATAATCTTCTCTATGTGGTACTGCAAGATGTAAACTTTGCAATATTTCTTCTCGCATAGCACCGCTTGGCTTTGGTACATCTAATCGTAATGTAGCAAGTCCGCTTTCATGTCTAATCCAATTAAACTGTTCGACTAGATCCATGGTAACACCTTAAACTTATCATCAAGTTTCATATCAACTAGTTCTCTAGCAGGGGCTTGGAAATATATACCGTTAACAGTACACATATCAACATACCATTCAATTTTATCTTCTGCTAGTACTTGCATTAATTTATTTTGCCTTGTTAGTCTTGCTTTTGCATCAAACATAATACAATTAGGCAAATATAAAAATATATTACTTAAACAAAATAATCCTGTTTCACCTTTGCACTTACGCAAAAACTTACGCACTTCTTCTAAATCAAACACATCAAGTTCGTAATATTCTGTTGATGTCATATTAAATGCTTTTTGATGATTTTGTAAAGCCTTAGGACTAATATCAATAACATACATATACTTAGATTCAATTTGATCTACAGTATTGCCACTTGCTAATACAACAGCACAGTCTGGTTTTAAATCTGTTTTAAGTGTTTGTTCTGTATTTTTTCTAAAGTAAACATTATAATTTAATAAACTATTTAAAATAGCCATATCCTTAACTGTATATTTTTCTTCAAGAAAAATTGTACCAATTGGTGTGCCTTCTGTTTTAGAATATGAAATATCTCCCTGACAATTTCCTGTGTGAAATTCAGTAATATTTCTTGCTATATTGTTTAGACTATTATTTTTATAGTCTACTTCTTTCCACGTAATATTATTCATTTTCAATTTTATATAACGGCATTGCAAACTTTTTGCCATCATATTCCACTTCAACATACTTTTCTACAAGACCTATGTGCCACGAATCAATAGTATTATCTGTTATAGTTAAATTGCCACTAGTAATATTTCCATGTGTAATTAAATTTCCTTTACTATCAAGTTTTAATCTAGCACTCATATCGTCATTGTCAGATAACGCTATAATCATTTCAGTAGCAACTGCACCTTGTTTATTATAATCGTCTGCTACAAAAAATTGGATAGCGCCTGTTAACGGACTTTCACTATGACAGTAACCTAAACTATTGCCTGGTTTAGTTCTTGCGTAAACTTGAAACCCACCCAATGTATCACCTGCTTCAACTGGCAGTTTGTTAGTTTGATCTCCACGCGATTTAGAAAGTCCAATAAAGATAGGCGACTTTCCATCTGTAGCACCGTCAAGATATAATAACTGTTCGTTAGCACTTGAACGTACAACCAAGTGTCCGTTTTCTGTGTCTGTACCAATTATAGTTTGTTTGTGTAGTTCATTTGGGTCAATATCATCGCAAACAATTTTAAATCCTACTTCCATAATGCCTCCAGTTCAGGAAACACATCAGTTAAATTTTGTTCCCTAGTATTGTCATTGATTTTTAAATACTCTTTCATTGCAGGAAGTTTATGACTCCAGTCCTCTGAATTCATATAATCTACAAGACCAAACCAACGTTGTCTACCATATGGATTCATTGCAAATTCCATATCACGTTGAAAACTAGTAGCAAAAGTTTCTAGTTTGATTGTTATTTCTTTTTTAAGTTCTTTAGGTAATACTCTTACATTTAGATGACTTGGCAAGTATACCAAATGCAATCCTATAAGTCCTGCACCGTATGGTGCTTTGTTAATTTTTTTAAATTTTTGTGCTAACTTCCATTCAGCAAGATCTGTAACACGATAAATGTTTAATGCTTGAACTGCACACGCAATATTAACTGTAATATTATCTGATGTTTCATCTAGCAGTTTTAGATTCTTTTCTATAGTTTCAAACTTACTAGGGTATCTAATATAATCATTTTGTTCGCCTATTGCATCTAAACTAAAATTAAATTTTACTTCTTTAAACTGTTCCCATAATGCTATTAACTTTTCGCTTATTTCTGTACCATTTGAATTATAACGTAAAATACAGTTCTTTGCGTGACCTTCTGCAACCATAAACTCTAGTATAGCATAATGCTCCGGAATCATTAAAGGTTCGCCACCGGCAAAATACAATTCTTTAATATGCTGTGCTTGATTTTTCATCGTATCAAGGAAACTGCCTTTCTTATACCAAGTATAATCATATGAACTATCCCAGTCTTGATCTTTAAGTAACAAAGGATCTTTATACTGCGGATATTGTAGTTTCCAATCTTTAATCCAACTTGAACTGTCATGTGGTGAACACATTACACATTTTAAATTACACATATTACCTAAACGTAAATCAAAATAAGGAATGTTTACAGGCAAACTTCCATCAAACTGTGTTTGTGATACAATACTATCAATGTCTAAACGTCTGTTCCATACTTCTGTTTCCCAATTACGTTTACTCTTGATACCCTTTGCTTCTTCTTCAAAACACTTACGACAACTTTCAGGTACTTTATTGTTTAACATCTGTAGTCTTGTTCTACGCATATGATCACTATTCCAAACTTCTTCAATAGTATGATCACGAACATTCATAGCAATTCCATCTTTCTTTACAAGACCTGCTGTTTTATCATCATCTTCACCCGCACCACTAGCATTAGCAGTACAACACACACGCACATCGCCGTTAGGACGAGTTGCTAAATGTATCCACGGTAACGGACAAAACTTATCTGAATTGTTCTTTGAATACGTCATATGTTCCACATTGTTTTTTACATTCTTTTAAAGGATTAGTTTTCCAACCCTGTTCTATTTTATTAAAGAAGTTTGAAGAAAAGATTTCTTGCATAGTATTACTATGCAAATTAGGATAATTTCCAAAATGATTCATAAAATCAATTCTACTTGTCGATGTTGGTTGTATGTAATCATGATCTAACCAACAACAAGGAAGTAAGTTTCCATTGGCACCTATGTAAATTGCACGTTCTTCTTTTACTTTACATTTAATTGTGCAAATTTCTTCTGATGCTTTTACTTCTTTAATTTTTTCTTTATGTTTTACACTCTTTTCTGTTGGGTAAAGTGTATCAACTTGTTTTCCTGTTTTATCTAATACAGGTAATACGTCATCTCTAAATCTACTTGTGTTTTTACTGTAAAACTCTTTGAAGCCAATAGTATCTGCTAATTCTTTACACGCTTCTTTTTGATGTGCATTATGACTAAAAATTAACATATCCCAAATAGCATATCCGCCAGCATTGATAAATGATTTTGCATTTTCTATAATTTTATTCCAGTCTGTACCAATACGATATTTACTGTGTGTATCTTCTAATCCATCAATACCAAAACGAACACGCACATTTAAATTAGCAAGATCTTTAAACCATTCTGTATTCCTAGCACTACCGTTTGTATTCATGCTTAAACTAATCGATGGATTTGTTTCACGTAAATATTGAAATATTTCAAGTGTGTCATTTGCAATAATAGGATCGCCGAAATTACCACACATATACAAACGATCTAGTTGACGTACAATGTTTCTTGGAATCCAATTTACAAATGTTCCTAGATCAACTTCGTTTAGTTTAAGGAAAGGATTTAACGGACCGCCTTGTAAATTTCTAGCACACATAGGACAAGAGGCTTGGCACTTTGACGTTACTTCTAAATGTATCGCTCTAATGTCTTCTATATTATACACGTTTCTTACCTATAATCATAAATCTATTATACTTATCGAGCCTAAGTGTTGCACCAGTAAAAACTTTTATTTTAGATTTATCTGAAAAGTTCATTAAATCCTTTGAACAGTTAATATGCTCATCTAACTCATCATAGTCATTACTTTGTAAAACTATAGTAGCATTTTGTGGAACATTGCTTAACCATTGCTCGTACTGTTCTTGTGTAATATGTTCGCAACTTGTATTAATGACAATATCTGCTTCATACTTATAATCACACATATCTGCTGTAACTGATTTAAAACGTCCTTCCATCTCTTGACGTTTGTTCATTGTACTAGCAATTTGTTCGCACTCTGAATCTATATCTACCGAAGTAATATGTTCAACATTAATATCGCTATTGAATATCATACTTGCTAACACACCGTTCCACCCTCCGTGTATTACAATTCTATTTTTGCTAGGCAATGCTGATTGTTCTAGTTGTTCTATTAACCAACGTTTACTACGCAACTGTCCTTTCCAAAAACTTTCAAGTGTGCGATACTTGTCTTCGCTATTGCGTATAGCGTCCATCCAAAACATAATATCATCTAATTCAATTTTCATAATTCATTTACCAGTTGATCAAATAATTCTTCGCCTAATATGTAATACAATGATACAACTACAAATATAAACCATAATAACCAAAACACATAATAGCCTAACTTTGTCCAACCTAAACCTAATACCTTATATACTTTTTTCATAGGAAAATATTTTTCAAATAATGTAGTAATATCCCATACAAATTTAAGCATGAATATCCACATAAATGCTCTAACGTATTTGTTCTTTATATCAGAAACTTTAAAATTTGCTTGTGCTTCTTTTACTTTTTTATCATGCGCCTTGAGGCGTTCCCATAACTTCTTCATAGTTTTACCTTTGGTATTTTGTTATCTGCACTACTAACACAAGTATCAGTAACGCATTTAGATGGTGTCTTAAACAGCGTAAAACCGTGTGTAAGTGTACCTAATGGTTCGTCACTACAACTATATGCCCTCTTAACTTCATTACCACGTATAATACAACTTTGATATCCTGCATTACAGTTCCACCCTTTAAACTTATTAAATCCAAAAGCATTAAACCGTTCTGCTTGATCTATTTCGTATTTTATTCCATCATTTGTTTCGAGGCGAACTTGTGCGACTTCTTCTCCGTCGATTTCTTGCGGGAATCCTGTTTGTAATTTTTCCAGTTGATCATCTGTATAACCAGAGACCACAAATGACGCAGTAGGATCTGATTGCGGCTTGAGTGTGACATGAATTCCCCTTTCATTTAATCTTGCACATCTATCGTAATATTCGTTAAAGTGTTCTGGAACCATAACTTGATTAACTGTTACAAGTGTATTATTTTCCATAAGCATTAAACACTTATCACCAAATTCTTTTTCGTCAGCAAACTCTGCATGATAACTTGCTGTTAAACTTCTTCTATCCATAACAAAGGTTTTATCTAACCAACGCATCCACCATGACTTGTTAGGAGATAGATTAGTTGTCATGTGAATACTTAAATATGGACTTTTAAAATCTTCATAGTATTGAATTAGTTCAAGTAGGTGTTTGTATGCTGTTGGTTCACCACCACTAAAACTAAAATGAAATTTGCTAAATCCGTTATCATTTGCTTGGCGTTTAATTTCATCTATTGTATGTTTATATGTCTGCAAACTAAAGTGATCTGGTTTGTCTGTATTAGCATAAGGCCAGCAGTAACTACATTTGTAATTACAAAATCTTCCTAGTATCCAACTAACAGAAAACACGCCTTCGTCAAGCATTGTTTTTTGACCAAAGCGTGTAATCTTGTCAAATGGAATTTTTTGAAAATTGCTCATGCAACCAATCCCAATCGTTTATAAGTTTTAAAGACTCAGGCTCATTACGGTGAGCAAGACCAAAGTCACTACCACGGCGAGCACCATCGATACAATAGTTTCCGAATGGTCTGTCCATGCCTTTTTGACACCAGTCAGTAAGTCTAAATAAAGTTTCTTCATCTTCTTCTCTATCAATGATTTTACTAGACAATTTTACACATTCTCTAAATGCACTTTTCCAAGTATTAAAAGGATCTGTATTAAAAGCAGTAATATTGCTAACTTGATCCATTGCTTTAAAGTTATCACTAATACTTGTTGTCATATCAACTGTCTCAGTATTCATTTTTAGTGTTAATGACCGAGGTAATAACTTTACTCCGCCATACCCATAAACTAAATCATTTACAGGATTTTCACAACGCCATACGTGAACTGTATCTACATTGTACTCGTCAACTTCGTAACTAAAATCAAAGTCATCTTTAATAATAGCATCACCGTCTACCACCCAAAACATTTTTGTAAAACATTTTTTTGCCGCGGCAATATGTGCATTATGAATTCCTTTTACACCATGAACACGTTTAGCCATAGGAAACTTTTCTTTTAACTTTGCATATACTTCATCTGCATTGGGTTCTTGCCAACTTATAAAAACTATATCATACATATTTTGCAATATCCTCTGCTAGTTGTTTTTGTATATGTCTATCAACATGACAGTTATCTGGAAACTTATCACTTTTATTCATTAGGTCAATAACAACTTCGTAATCTTCAACAATGCTTCTAAATTCTGTTTCTATACCTTCTGGAATATCCGGAATGTTTAGTTCAGGTCGTTGTCTAGCAAACATACGTAATGCATCTGCCGCATTTTCTGTTAGGTCGGGTCTACGTCTACGTACATTTTCTGCTGTACCCCAAGAACTAATTAACGGAACCGGACGTTCTATAATACTATCCATCCATCCGCGATGAACGTGTTTAATAAAAGTGTATTGTGAAATATCTTCTGGTAATTTTCCCCAGCCTTCAATTACTAACCATGGAATATTAGTTTCTTCATAAATTTTTTGTGCGCCGTCTAGTGCAATTTTAAGCAGGCCGTCATTTATTTCTTTAATTGACTTTGCTTCTGCTACTAGCGGATCACTTTGTTTATGATACTTCTCTAAATCATACAAGCCTGCTTCATCTGGCCATAAACTTCTTTTTAAATCTCTACAAGGCTCTGTTAGCATCCATATAATTAAATCAGGATTATAAAAAACAGGACTTGTAAAGCAAGGTGCTAATCCTAGTGCTTCTTCAACTTTAAAAATACTTTCGAAATTTCCTGCTCCGCCAAAAGCATAGTTAACTGTACAATGACCCATTTGATCTAAATGATAACCAAAGCCTGGCCAAACAACTTGAAAAGGTTTAGGAAAATCACCGCTTAAATATTTTTCTTTATTCCAAGGACGAAACACTTCTGGATCGTTGTTGTTAGCACACCCCGGCCCAGGAATAATTGTTCCCCACTCACCTAGTGCATTGCTATCACCAACTATTAAAATTTTTTTCATCTTGTATTACCATAATGATACACTTTAAGCGTATCAGACTTAAATTCTCTCCACGGGTCAACAACAATACTATCGTCGTTGAGGAAACAATAAAGTTTAGGATGTGCTAGTAAAACAACTGCACTAAAAGGACCTTTTTGCGGACTTGCTAAAGGATCGACTTCAATACAGTGATATCCTAATTCTTTACAGTAGTGTCCTACAAGCAAACTATAACTTCCGTCTTTGTATGGAACATCAGGCTTATACGCAATTCCATTTAACAAAATTGGCAAGTCATTTGCAGAAGCAAGTTTTACCAAATACTTTGCCATATTTTTTGCTTGTACTTCACGTGCATTCATTATAGCATCAAATAGGTCATATTGCAAGTCTAATTGTTGTGCCATAAAACGTAGAGCAATGTTATCTCTTGGGTGACAAGCACCGCCATCGCCCATACCTGCTTTCATATATTTTGGACCCATTATACGTTGTGTACTTTTTGATAATGCTTCAGTAACTACATCAACATCAATATTACCTTGACGTTCTGCAACATCTTGAATCATATTAACGAATCCAATTTTAGTACTAATAAATGTGTTGTAAAAAACTTTAATACATTCACATTCGTCCCAAGTACCAACTTCGTATCTTGGTTTGTTTTCCATTATTGTTTTATAAAAATCAATAAGTTCTTTTGCATCGCCTGTCTTAGATCCGTCTTCGGTTCCAATCATAACCATTTCAGGATTTACCATATCCCAAGCAACTGTACCCATTGCAATTAAGTATGGATTATAAACAAATCTTGGATTAGTAATATGCTGTACAAATTCTCTACGTACTGTACCAGGAAGAACTGTGCTAATAAGCACAAGTAATTGACTGTTATTCATATGTCTGTTTGCTTCGCGTACTACATCAATTACAATATCATACGAAAAATCTTTTGGTTCTAAATGTGCTGTCGGTTGCTTACCGTCATAGTCTGGATGATGGGGTGTAGGTACTGCAATAAAAACAATATCTCTATCATGTACTGCTTCTTTAATAGTTTCTTTTACTGAAACTAAATCGCTCTTAACATCAACTATGTCGTAACCGCTGACATTGTGTCCTTTTTCTGCAATAACTTCTGCACAAGGTAAACCTAATTTACCCAAACCAATAAATCCAATATTCACACTATTCTCCGTTAATTAAGTACGCATATAAATACATAGTATTTATTGGAACCCAGAAACATGAATCGCATCATTGGCTTTTTTCAACATAACGATTTTTTATCGTGTCCGCAAAACACTCTAACCTATGAGTTTTTAAAAGAAGAATTTAACAAAAGTGGTATTGTACACAAGGACATTACCATTTATCAAGGATTGATTAAATATCCTAGATGGCCAAAAACTGCACCAATTTTTAGACAAATGCGTTTATCTCATCTACGTCAACTGAAAAAGGATAAGAAAACATTTTTTATCTTTGATGCAAGTACCGAGGGCTTTAGCACAATTTACGATCAACCATTTTTTGATGTACTGTATTTTAATTGTAAAGAACACGGTGTTGATCCCGAAAGAGTAATTTATATTTCTAGTAATATGCTAGATCATGATAATTTAAAAAGATACAATCAAGAACACGGAATTACTAGAAGCATTAAACTAATGTGCTTTAACAATTTTGAATCTATGTTGTTTGGTGTGCAAGGTGCAAATCTTATTGTGGACCAACACGGTGATATTAATGAACAAGCAAACAAAAGATTAAAAGCAAGTAAAAAAGGAACCAAGTCAAAATTTAAGAATAAACTATTCTTAAGTTTAAGTAGAGTTAATAGACCACATAGAACATTGTCTGCTTGGGAGATATTTCACGGTGACTACTTGTTTGACGGCCTTATAAGTCACGGAAACTTTAATTCTAAATATTTTAGTTGGGATGGTTATGTTAGTCAAATTCCAGGCGACCACGGTATTGAACCTAAACACTTAAGACGCTGGAATAAAACTGTATTACCTTTAGTTGCAGACACAGAAGATTTTATTACAAACCATGCTATGTTCCTTAATACACACTTACACGATCAAACGTTATTTCAAATAGTTAACGAAACGTTTGCTGAAAACTGGCAAGGTACTAGTCAGTTTTGGAGTGAAAAAACATTTAGATCAATGTTTCATATGCAACCATTTATTATTTGGGGGCAACAAGGTGCAAACAAAAAGTTGCAAGAGTACGGCTATCAACTTTTTGACTGCTTTGATTATAGTTTTGATGACGAACCAGACGATTATAAACGCTGGAAAAAGATTTATGCAGAACTAGAAAGAGTAGTCCTTCAATTAAGAAATATGACTTGGGAAGAACAAGTCAAATGGAAATATGCAGAAAGTGATAAACTGTTAAATAATTTTAAAACAATGTTAGCAGGTAAACATACAAGAGCACAATTTTTTGATTTGTGTAAATACATGAGAGATACAGCAGATGGCAAAACAATTAATTCATAATAAACCAAAAAGAATCTTTACATTTGGTTGTAGTTTTACTTCATATATTTGGGGTACTTGGGCAAATGTTATCGGAGCAGAATTTCCTGAGGCTGAGTTTAGAAACTTTGGTCGTTCGGGTGCAGGTAATCATTATATTTTTAATTCGCTAATGCAGGCAGATGCTGTATATAATTTTACACACGAAGACCTAGTTATTGTACAATGGACTAATGTTTGTAGAGAGGATAGATATCTTCCTCAACGTGACGGTTGGCTTGTGCCGGGTAACATTTACACACAAGGCGAGTATGACGAAAAGTGGGTGCAAACTTGGTTTAGTGAGTATGGTGCTTACGTTAGAGATTTTGCATTCATCTATGCGGCAAACGAACATCTAAAACATAAAACACAATTTCATTTCTTGCAAATGATGAAAATTGTTGACTACACCGATCAATGGAACTTAAACAGACGCACACAACATCATGATAAAATTAAAAAACTAGCAGACATCTACAGACCAGTTCTTGAAACTATACAGCCTAGTTTTTACGAAGTTCTTTGGAACAACGATATTCAAAAGAAATTTAAACAAGATAGAAAAACTGTAAACAAAGATTTTCAAGACGGTCATCCTCATATAGTTGAATATTACAATTATCTCAAAGCAGTTTTTAAACATAACTGGCGTGACGAAACCGATGCCGCAGTAGCCGAAAGTTTTAAAAAGTGGGTTACAATGATGAACGGTGCAAGTAAAGGTGTTCCAAAGTTTCATATTTACAGTTCAGGACAAAGATTTGTTGATAGTTGTAACTATGAACTTAGATTGCGTCAATCAGATCAATTAGAACCAATCTTGCATTTATAATAATTCAGGAAAAGTTTCAGCAAAACTTCTTTTACGTATTTGATCGTAGTAAGAATTTTTGTTTGCCCATATAGCATTATGGTCTGGATTATATTCTACATTGCTAATATACTTTAACACACTATTAATAGTTTCTTTGTGTTCTCTATTAGTTATTTTATTGTAATATTCTTCTAAACGTTGTTTTGCGTGTTGTAGTTTTTCTGTTGGTACTGCTGAAACACTATAATGTACAGGATCAACAAGATTATATAAAGTACAACTGTTTACGTCAAATCCATTATCTGTCATATATTCTAAAAAGTCTACAAGTGTAACAATATTAAATGCACTTACTACTGCATTAAAACTCATAATTACGTGAGGACATTCTTTTTTAATAAAATTAAGATTCTCAATAATCTTATTCCAGTCAGTTCCTTCTCTAATGTATTCTGCTTTAGAACCATAATGATCTAAACTTGCTCTTACTTGTACTTTTTTAAATTGTTTCCAGTAATCTGTTACAAGTTTACCTTTATAAGTTAGGTTACTTAAATTAGTATTGTATTGTAATATTGCATCTGTTTTATTTTCAGCAATTAAATAATCTAAAATTTCGTAATGCTTATCTGTTACTAACGGTTCGCCACCTGCAAAATAAAAATCTTCAATATCTTTTAAATATGGCTTAAACTGTTCAAACAAACTGTCATTAGAATCTCCTCCTGCAAATGTATATACAGGAACGTTCTTTCCGTTCGCATTATCTTCTATTGCCCAACTTGAACTGTATGTTGCACTACACGTTCTACATTTAAAATTACAAATATTACTCCAGCGTACATCAAAGTAAAGTAATTTCATTACGTCTAAACTGCCGTCTTGATTAGTTAGTTCACGCACACCTAAATGCTTAGAAAACTTTTTATTATTTTCTTTTCTAAAACTCCAAACATCACTTGCTTCATGTGCCCAGCATTGCGAACATTCGTTTGGTTGTTCACCATTTAGTAATGCAAGACGTAACTTTTTGTATGCTTCGCTATTCCAAATTTCTTTAATAGTATTATGTTTAGTATTTCCTAAAGGTTTGTCCCACTTACCAATACAACAAGGTAACACATTGCCATCTGGATTGACATACATATGGCTCCAGGGTAATATACAAAATGTATCTTTACTTGTACTCATTATAAAATTGCTCTAATTCTGGAAATACACTAACAAGATTAGTTCCGCGTCTACGATCGTATTCTGTAAACCAACGTGAGAAATCTCTACGTGCTTGTTCTAGTTTTTCAGGTTCATAATTAGTAGTTGCCATATAGTCTACAACACGTCTAAACTTTTCATATTCTAAACTACTAAACTTTGTGTTGTCATTATCATCTTTAAAACGCTCTATTAAATCTAAATGGTCTTGCATATATGGCATAAACTTTTCTTTAGGTAAAATATTCATGTCAAAGATTGTAGGTTCTTTTAAATGTGGAGTATCAAATCTAATACGTTGCCATTGTGTTGCATTTTCATTATTATATTTTACACGCCAATCTAAAATCTTTGCTAATAGCAAACTAAAACTTGTAACAGCAAATAAATTAAATGTAATCATAAATGTTACAGGAAAGTTTGTATTAGTTAGATAGTAATCTAAGTTCTTTTCCCATAGTTCAATATCTAAACCAGTACGTGTATATTCTGCACGTTCGCCCCAAGTATCTATACTTGTATAAAGTTTAAAACTTTTAATACAATTCTTTTCTTTTAGTGTGTTAATACGTTCTACAAGTTTTTCTACTAGTTTAGTTTTAACACCCATATTGCTGTTTACTTCGATTTGAATATGTGGCTTAGGATCTGCTTCCAACTCGTCGAAAAGTCTCCAAGTACTCTTGTGCATTAAAGGCTCACCTCCCGTAATTCTCAAAATATTAAGAGTCTTGGAGACTTCCGGCCACCAATCCCACCATGCTTTCACATAGGGGTTTGATTCTTCATTGTCATATAACTCAAACCAGTCAATGTCTTGCCTATGTGCTGTTGACATTTTATATGGTCCGTGTTCTTTAATCTCATTATAGTATCTACTGCTAAACTTAGGATGGCAATAACCGCATTTAAAATTACACTCATTACTAAAGTTAATCTCAATATACTCCGGATTTATGTTAAAATCCGCCCCTTTTTGTTTTATTTCCGTAATTCTTTCGGGTCTATAGATACTCGTAGTTTTGATATGTCTATCACTAACAAAGTCTTTGCCCATTGCTTCGATCTTCCAGCAATAGTTACAACCTTCTGGCTTTTGTCCACATAACATCTGCTTACGTTGTTCTTTTTTCTCTTTAGTGTTATGCAATGCACTTGGATTATCTTTTAATTCTTCTAATGGTATAGGGTGCGGAGCAGGATGATAACAACTATGTGTTTCACCTGTTTGTAAATAGATAGTAGTATGATGCCACTTTGCTAAACAAAAAGTAGGAGATGTTTCCTCTTCTACTATCGGCATTATTTCTTTAATTTTATCTAGTTCGCTCATCTAATAACTCTAGGAGTGTTTTCATAAACTGCTTTAAACATTTTACTTTGTCCAGCATCGAAAGGTTTTGGACTAATCGGCAGTCCTGCTTCTCCTAATTTTGCTCCTAGTTCTTCCATTGATTCATCTAATGCCCAAGCATCCTTATCTTTTTCTTTTTCCCACATCTCATTTAAGATTTTAAAGTCTCTAGTTTGTGAAATGTCCCAATCTGTACAATATGCTAGATGACATCCTTGCCTTGCACCGTACACTGACCAAATTCCGTTAGTAACATCTGCACCAACGTTCATCCAAATTAACAATCTTTGGTAATTTTGCCACCAAATGTCTTTGCTAAGATCAGAAACTCTTGCACCTCTGTTTAAACTCATCTTAACACCTTCACGGAATCCTGCTCTCCATGCTTGATGCGGTGTTGAACTAATAATACTAGTGCTATAGTTTTCGTTTAATTGGTAATAGTTGTCAAAATAACAAAATTCAATATTTGTATCATCATTGCCGTCGGTGTTTTCATGTGTTTTCATATTTTTAACGAATTCTTTAGTCCACATTTTTAAACTGCCGTTGCCGTATTTTAATCCGTTAACATCGATGTGTCCACACCAACTAAATTGATAATCATCATCAACGCCCATTACGTCTAAATCTAAAACTACATTTAAAAATTCCGGATCTACAATAGTATCTCCGTCAACTGTTACAAAGTGTTTTGTTTCTGACAAATCTGCACAGGCTTTATGTGCGGCATCTGAACCGTGTACTCCGTGAACACGTTTTGCCCAAGGAATTTTTTTGCATAAATCAACATAATTCTTTTCGCAGTTAGGTTCATCGTAACTTAAGAATATAATATCTTGCTCTGCAATGTTAATCTTCATTTAATTACCTCGTACATATACTTGTCAAATCTTTTAATTGTATAAATGCCAATTGGTTCGTTATCAAATTCAAATTTACTATCAAATGGCAATACAATGTACTTACCGTCAACTAAATCTTCAAAGTTAAAAGAGATTGTTTTGTACAAAATGTTTGGATCGTTTTTCTTTGTAATTGAAAAAAACATAATTTGTTTAAAACTTACTTTTTGAGCAAGTATGTTTGCTTTTAAATCTCCGCCAATACTAAATTTCCAACACGTATCTTTTACATTTTTAGTAATACGTATATCTGCGTCTTTAATTTGTTCTTCTTTTACTTCGTATATAAGATCATCAACATAGTAACTATCAATATCAAAGTTGTTCCTAGTTCTTAACTGGTATTCTTTTTTAGTTTTGTTATAATGTACATAATAATATGACATTGGTTCTGTACCATTAACAATACTAGATACCTCTTTTTCTTCTACTGGAATATAACTTCCTTCTTTTGGTTGTGAATTAGTAACACTAATCAAGTCACCATTTGTAGGATTAAAGATAGCATATCTTTTATCAATAACAACAGGAGGTCTCATTGTAATCATAGTTTTAACACTCTTTCATACTTTGAAATCTTATCTTTTGATGCAAACGTTTTTTCAGTATAATGAAAAATGCCTGTTTGAGCATGATTTCCTATTTTTAATTTAAGGTCATCTGTTAGATAACTACCAACTCTACTTTGCCAAGTAGCACTTGGATTGTACCAACCTTGTATTCTAGGCTTCATGTGTGTAAAACTTGGTATGGTTGCTTTCTTATTAGTAATTTTTTCTTCACAGTCTAGTATCTTTGCAACAATAGCCGCACTTAAATCTACTGATAGTGATTTCTGATATAGTTCTTTAGCATATTTTCCATAAAATAGTTCCCAGTTATTCATAACTAGTTCTAACCAAGTATAAAATTCTTTTGCAAAATCACTCTTTTTAAAGTAATGAAACCCTGCATATAAGTTTGGCAGTTCGTTAGCAATAAAAGTTTTACGATAATAGTTATCTACTACTTCATCTCCTCTATAAGTAAACACCTTGCTTACAAAATATAGGTCATAATTACTTAAAAAGTTCCACCAACTTTCTAAATCTTGCAATACAACCATGTCTGTGTCCATTACAATAGTTTCATCATACGGACTAGCATGATAAATTTTCCATCTATTCTGTACTTTCCACTCTGCTTCTATTGCACTATCTTCCCAGGGGATTTCTTTTATACAATCAAACAGTGATACATATTTTTCAGGAACTTCGTCATTGGTAATTAGGCAAATTTTAGGATCTTTTTGTGTAGCGTGTAAACTCATTGCTAACAAACAAGCCTGTTTTACATAATCGTCTTCACTGTTTTGTGCAATGAATACAAATCCTTTACTCATTATCAATAATCCTTGTTAAACTAAACTTGTTCATAACGTGTACATTACTACCTTTAATCCTTAAAGGCGTATATTCTCCTAAATGGTCTTTCTTTTCGATTAAGAACAAAAAGTTTTCTTTATCAAGTTCCCATAGAATATCTCTATCAGTAGTAAAATACTTTGTTCCTGGCAGAGGTGTTGCAAAGTCTCCATGTTGATAACCATTCATAATATGAATAGCAATACTAAACACCCAATCGTTGCGAAATGTTCCTTTATTAATTTGAAATATACTGTTATAGTGTTGCCAATTTTCTTGAATATGCTTTGTTAAGTTAAAATATGTTTCTACTTCTTTGCACTTTTTAAAATAAACTACTGTTGCCCAATAAAAGTCAACACTTGTTTCGCTAATATTTTTAAATTCTGCTACTTCTCTAAAACCTGACAAATCTTTTGCATCTTTGTATATTTGAAAATTGTGGTCTGATGTAAAACACTCTTTAAATAAATCGTTAGCAATAATATAATCGCTATCCAACATTAATGTTTCGTCATATGGTGTTAGATCGTATGCTTGTGTTCTTAGGTCGTTTTTAAATTCTAAGTTTTTAAAGACATTACTTCCGTCATAATATCTTTTGTTACTAATACCTTGTTGAAAAGGCACTTCAATTACTTTATCCCACACTTCTTGGTAATCAGGATACGCCGAATGCAAGTATTCAATACTGTCTGTAACAATACTTGTAGGTATACCTAAATATATTTTAATACGTTTTGCTAAAAAGTGTGCTTGTTTGATGTAATCTATTTGAGCATTGTTTCTAGCAAAAATTAATGCTCCTTTACTCATACTCTACAAGTCCAGATACTTTCCTGTTAGTTCTAATTTTTTCGTATTCTGTGTGATATTCGTTAGTTGCTGTAAAATAAATGTCTAATGCTTCGCTATAAAAGTCATCAATTTTTTCAATACGTACAGGAATATCATTATCGTCAATTAACACAACGTTTTCTTGACCCGACTGTACCAACATATTACAAAAGTTTAGTAGTTCTTTTGTTACACTAAATTGTCCACCATTAAAATAATAGACGTTTGTTTCATAGAACTTTTCTTTTGCTACTCTTTTTTGGTTATTTAGGGTAGTCATATAATTGGCAAAGTCTAATGCTTTTTCTAATCGTTCGTCCATAAGATCTCCTTTAGTGTATTATACACTATTTAGATCTAAAATGCAAGGATTAAGTTAGATTTGAACTTGGTTCGTTAGTATATGTAGGTGATTGGACTTCAACAGCATTACCAGTTGCTCTTAATTGAGTAATTGTGCTGTTAAGTGTACCCAAAACGTTTTCGTCTGTATTTGGGTTACCTGTGTTATCATCGTTAAACGTTACTGTAAATCTAACACTAGTAGTACCATTTAGTTGTGCTTCGATTTTATAGTTGTTTGCGGCATAGTTTCCGCTACCGTTTTTAATAAACACTTGTTGTGGACCTGTTGTAAGATCATGGAAACCAATTGCACTACCAGTACCAGTTCCTGTTGGAAGTGTTGACGTGTAGTTAAATTTAACTGTACCAATGTTTACCAACATTGTCATCCAGTCAATAGTTTTAGCACTAGTTCCTGTATATGTAATATTAGACGCAAGTCTAATTTCGCCACCTGCATTGAAATACTGTCTACGATGATCTGCATCTGCAAATACTACATCAAAAATATGAGATAAAGTACCATTCCAGTTTTGTGTGTACTGTGCTTGTACTCCTGGTTCTGCACTTGCTTGTGAACCAGCAATAACAAATTTGTCATTTTCTGCTGAAGTAGTTAAGTTTTCAAACTGTACAACACCTTTTTTGTTAATAGTATCACTATCAAGAATAATGTCTGATTGATTAATAAAAGCAATTTCTGTAGGCTGTGTACCTGTTTGGTGAATTCTGGCGTTTGCTAAGTCAGTATAAAGTGTTTGCATATCTGTTGCTAACACAATAGCGTTAGTTGCTACCTGAGAACTTGCTAGGTTTTGACCATATCCGTCATCACCGGAGCCTACTCCCATTACTGTTGCTACACGAGATTGCAAGTTGTTATACCTTGCGGCTGTAATAATATCACCGACTGCCATTGTCTATTCCTTATTCCTCGTTAGTACCTTGACTCCAACACCATTCGCCATCTGTGAATACTGCCCAGGCCATTGAATGTTCTTGTGAAGCCGTGAATGGTGCCCATTCTGCTGTGCTACTTGACCCTGTGATTCTTGTGCCGCCGCTGTCAAATGCGTATCTTGCTCTACAGTTTACTCTAATATCGTTTATGTTGCCAGCACCATCTGAACTTGCCACAAAGGTCATCATCTGTCCTTCTTGACCATTAGCCAGTGTAAAGGTTGTTCCTGAGCCGTTGGCAATCAATGTCACCGTGCCAGCAGTTAGAGGTATTTCTTGCGGAGACGCTTCTCCTGTTAGTTTTACAGACCTTTTGCCTCTTTGCGGTCTATTTGGGTTTATGTTTCTTGTGATTGCCATTTTACTTTATACCTTCAATATACATTCTACTAGGCCTTCTTCGTCACCTTCTGGTTCGAAAGTTTCTAAAGCAACGCCCACTATATATTCACCTTTGACCGAATGACCTACACCATCCATATCAACGTAAACTGCTTCGCCTTTGTTAATTAACCCTTTTACTCTTACTGGAACACGACCTTTAAGACCAATTGCTTGACCTTCTGCTTCGCTGTTCATTAAGTATGCTGGTGCATCTGAAACAACTCCTACTGGAATTGATCCTGCTTCTGCTGGTTCTACTTCAGCACCTTCAACATCTTCAATTCCATCACATACAGCAACAATAGTACCTACCGGAAGATCTGTTCCTGTAGTATATTTCTCTGCTAAGTCAGCGTATTTTGCACTTGAAGCAACACCTGTAAATTCGTTTGCAAGTAAGTTACCTGCACCATCTCTAACAGCAACAGTATTAAATGTTGACGCAGTATCTGGATAACGATAGTTAGCACCAACTTTCATTGTTTGTGCGGAAGTTGCTTCACCGTCAAATGTTGTTGCATACATCGTTGCAAATCTAGCAACGTTTGTACCAAAATCGTATGTGTTATTTGCACCTGGCATTACACCTGTATCTTCAACTGTAAATACTGATTGCTCAACACCCTGTGCATTATCAACTCTAACGTGAATTTTACGTCCTACGTCATTTTTAATAACACCTTCGTTGTCATTTTCAATAAAAATCTTAAGATCGTTTGAATCACCAATTGAAATACCTGCATCTGCAAAACTAACAAGTGATGTAAATGATCCTGATCCTGCTAGTGCAAAGTCTGATGCGGTATAACCGCCAAGTTTTAATGAGTTACTTGCTGTACCCCAATAGTAATCAGTAGTACTTGTAACACCGCCTGTTGCGTTTTGTGTGTTTCTTAATGTTAAGCCTTTTTTAACTACGTCAAATCCTGTAATTGCGTTTTGCGGATCTGTTGAGTCAATAGTAAATGTTGCTCCACTAATGATGTAAATTACTTCATCGTTGACAACGGCTTTAATAATCACTCTGTTTGTGTTTGTTGTATCTCTAACTGATGCTGATACCATCTGTGTAACTGTAGTACCTGCACCTTGTGGACCAATTAGCACATAACCTGTTCCGCTGTAAGCATATAATTGCTCGTTTGCTGAATCCCACCAAAGGTCTCCAGTCGCTAAACCTGCTGGGGCTGTAGCACTAACTTCTGCACCACCTGTTGTTCTAAACTTAGAACCATCGTAAAATTTTAATTTACTTGAAGAAGAATCATACCAAACCTGTCCTGAAATGGCTTTGGGAGGTTGGTTTGCTCCGCTAAAGTTTTCTAATAAATGTAAAAAATTCTCGTTTTGAATTTCACCGTATCCAGCGTAGTTTTTACCGACAAGTTTAATGTCCGTAGTCTGGTCTACAGTTCCGTCTTGGACTACTGTTAGTGTAGTGCCGTTGTATCTATCAATAGTATATGCCATTTCTTTTTAACCCCTATGTTACTATTTATCTTTTACCACAATCCACCACTAGATCCAAGATCTGTGTCAAACTGCCATTGTCCTGTGGATACGACAAAGCGTTTTAATCCCCTTGAAACGGATGCATTAACAGCACCAGTTGCTGACGCAAATGATATATCCTGTACAACTGATTCGTTTTGTACGCCATTTGAATCAACTGCAATCCTTGAAATATTCTTAACAGAGTCAACATCAACACCTGTAACCGTAGCACCAGTTAGTGTTGTTGTTGCTACATAAGCATAAGTTCCTGCTTTCTTGTTACCTGCTGGATAAATGTCCTCAATAATTGAAGCAATTTGTGAGTTATTTAAGCCTGTAATATCTAAACTCATTACAACCGGTTCAATGTTAATTTGGTCATCAACATAAAACTTGGTTGCCGCATCTGTATTATCTGTTGGTTCAGCAAGTCCTGTAATTTTTTGATTGTTAGTAATTGTAATAGCACCATTACTTTCTAATTGTAACGGACCTGTGCTATTTGCAATTTTACTACCGTTAATGTTAACATCATCTACATTTAGATATTGTAGTGTACCAATTCTGTTTAGTCCTAGTGCATCTGTAACTGTTGAACCGATTTCTGTTTTGTTAAGAACTTCAACACCGTCTGCGTAATAACCTTTAGTATCACGGACGTTGATGTTTTCACTTGACTCCCACCATTTGCCAAAGTTTTTCCAAATCCATTCTTTATCGCCGGCACTACCTTTTAGAATAATACCACCTGAATCGATACTTGCATCATTTAATACTGTACTATCACTAGTTACTGCAAGTTCAATATTTTTATCTTCAACTCTTAAATTTTGTGTTTCAATGTTAACAGCCGGTGATTGTAATAATAGTTCACCGTCAACTTTCATTGATCCGCCTACGTGTAATGTGTATTGCGGATTTGATTGGAAAATACCAATTGCTGATTCACTAGTATCAATAGTAATAGCGTCAACAAATCCTGTTGTCTTTCTAACCCTAATTTTATAATCATGATTTGAAAGTTGGTTTTCTGAAATAAATGTTGTACCAACAACTTTTTGTTGATTATTCTGTGAAACACCAATTGTAATACCCGAAGAGTTTGCAACAGTTAATGCACCAACTGTAACACCATCGGCGTCTGTAGGTAGGAATGCGTTTGCACCTTTTGCAATACCATTTTGTGTAATAAGTGTTTCTGAAGCAGTTGCTCTACCTCTAAAGTGGAATTCATCTGCTAGTACATTAAATCCTTTTAGTACTCTGTCTAATCCTGTGATTGCGTATGCCGGTGCCGGAACAAATTCGCTTGAACTCCATACACCTACAAGTACTCCTGCCATCCACATTTCTAAAATAACTTTACTGTTATTTTGTGTATCAAGTAGTGTGACAGATTTAAATCCTGTAGTGCCTTGTCCAGCAGTCCAAATTGGACCTGCTAATTCTAAATCACTTCCGTTTTTACTAAAAAATAATTGATTAGTTTCGTTGTTAATCCAAAGGTCACCTGCAACAATATTCGAAGGTTGGCTGTTAGCAACAATTGGACCACCTGATGTTCTAAATTCTTCACCGTTATAAACTTTTAATCTTTGTTCAGATGTATCATACCAGATTTGACCAGTTAGTGGCCTAGTCGGTGCTGTACTTCTAGCAAAATTTTCTAATAGTCTAATTAAGTTTTCGTTAAATGCTTCACCAAAGCCGCTGTAGTTTTTACCAATTAAAGAGATGTCAGTAGTTGTTGTATCTAGTACGCCATCTACTAAATCTACAAGCAAACTTCCATCTGTTTTATTTAATTTATAACTCATTATAGATTCCCTGTATTTTCACCTGCGTATATAATATAGTTCAACGCCATATACGGGTTCATAACATTTAACGCCTGCCCTAATCCTTGGTTAGTTAATATACCACCTGATGATGGATATGCTTGTCCTGCTCCTGTACCAGTTGGAGCATCATAAACAATACCTTGTGGGTCATTTGGAGTTCCTGTAATATCTCTAATTGTGTAGTATTGGTCTCCTGTAGGACCTCTTAAATCGTGTTCGTGTTCTGGTAAGTTCTGTGTAGCAATTTGTTTGCTTTCTGAACCTTCAACGTTACCTAATGTGTCAGCCGCTGAACTTGTTACACGGTTTGCACTTTCTCCGCCCATGTCGTCAAGTCCTAATGCAAATCTACCACGTAGATCTGGTAGTGCAAATCTACCTGCGGAAACAAGTGTTTGATCTTTAAAGTTATACTTGATTACGTTAAACAAGTTCTGGTATTCTGCAATTAAGATTTCTCTACCATCGCACAATAACCAATCATCTGGCATAATTAATCCGCCGAATGGAGTAATCATTCCAATTGGGAGTGTAGGGATCGCTTTAAATAGGTTAGTTCGGCTAATTTTAAATACACCAGTATCGCCTTCTGTGTCTGGAGTAGTTCTATTAAAAATGAATTCGTCTGTTGTTTGTGACTCGCCCTTCTCAGGTTTTGTTGCTAAGAATGTGTTACTAATTGTTGTATCAAAAGTTTTAACGGATTCGTCTTGTCCGTCGAACGTAAATTCTGGAGCACTTACGTCACCAACTAATCTAAATGTTGTTGCTGAAGCAAGTTTATCTGTAGATCCTGATCTACCACTAACAGCACCTGTAACGTTACCTGTTAAGTTACCTACAAAGTTTTGTGCAAAAACATTTAACCATTGTTCATTCTGTGTACCCAAGTTACGTGTTACAGTAATGTTAGGAACAATATTACCTGCTGTTAATAACCCTGCAATATTTGTATCGCTTCCTACAAAAAGTTTTTTAGCAATACCAACACCACCTTTAGTGATAATTGATCCTGTACTAATTGACGATGAATCTGTTACACCTTCAACAAGTATTTTACTATCTGTTTGAATGTTACCTACAACGTCTAAACTTTGGTCTGGTGATAAATTGTTAATACCAACTTTTGCTGTTGAATCAACACGAATAACTGTTGTTGTTTCTCCTTCGTTATTAACACGAACGTCGATGTTTGATCCTGATGTTCTGTGCGAAATAATACCTGCTTGGCCTTCAATACCAATGTTCATCGCACTATCAGCACCAACTGTTAGGCCGCCGTTGGCTTTAATTCTTAATGGAACAGTTGACGGTGTTTCTTGATCGCTTCTTACAAAGTTACTTGCCGGTACAGATTCACCATTAACAATTAATGCTTCTGCTTTTTCTGATGTACCGTAAAACTTACCGACACCTTGTCCTGTAATATCAGCATTACTTAAATTATATCCTGGCTTAATAGATGTAAAGCCTTCAAGTGTTGTCTTTGGAGTAAAGGCATTACTTGCGATAATTGCTACTGTTTTTGCTCTTACTTCAATAATAATAACTGTATATGTTACATTGTCTGTACCAATAATTGAAGATGCTCTAGCACCTGTTGCTAATCCATCTGAGAAAGTTGGTCCTACTAAGATCCAACCTGCACCAGTGTACAAGTATAACTGTTGATTATCTGTGTCAACCCACAAGTCGCCAACAACTGATTGGTTTGCCGCTGGTTGTGTGTTGCCTTTCTTTAAACCTGATGCACTAACCCAGTTAGTACCGTCATAAATTTTTAATTGATCAACACCCGGTGTTGTATCGTACCATAATTGTCCTTCAACAGGATTATCAGGAGCACTATTAAAAGCAAAATTTTCTAATAGATGTAAAAAGTTTTCAGCAATGGCAGTTCCATAAGCAGTTGTATTTCTGCCTGGTAATTGCAAACTAGTCTGTTCGTTGATAGTGTTGTCTTCAACTACAACGCTTCCTTTGTTTGCTAAGTCCGTATATCTAACTGTGTATGCCATTTACTACGCCTCGTTAAAACCTGTTAGTGATTGTACTCTAACAGTATAATCAATTTGAATAAGTCTGTTTAATGATTTTTGTACTGGGTGGAAAATTACGTGTGTTAGCAATCTACCTGTTCCGGAAGAACTATAACTTACTAAGCCTAGTTCATCAAAAACATATAAACTCTCATTACCTGTTGCATTGTCTAGTGCGTCTTGGCCTTCTGGCTCACCGTAGTCTAGCAAACAAGTTGCAATGATATCTGTATAATTTGTTCCACTTACGTGGCGTGTTTCTAATTTGTTTCTTGTAGGATCTGTGTTATTAACATTGTTATTATCAATAACTTTAGCATAAGTTTGGTTGTATAACGAAGCGTTAGTTCCTGTTGAGTTTGGTGACAGATATGTAATAATTCCAGTAGGATCAACAGAAGTACCTCCATTACCAAAAGCCATTTGGTAAATCATGCCTTGTCCTTGGTTTGATAGACTTTCCGCTAATGAAATACTCATGTTTTCATAGTGGATAGCATTTCGCTTATCTACCAGGATTTCTCCAGTATTTGGGTCTGTAATCTTGATGTATCCTTGTAAAAGAATACCTTGTTTTTCGTTAAATTTATCTGTCATTTTTGTTTCCTACATTGTATTTATTTAGGTAACGCCACCTCTTTGTTTCTTAAGAACCTAGCAATGTCATTTTCTTGTCTATGTAGTGGTGTTCCTGGGTCTGTCCAGGCTTTACCAATACGTCTAATTACTACAATCCTAGTATTTATTGCTGGAGTATCTGCTAAGACTAAAGTCGAAGTTACTCCATCTACACTAAATTCTGCTGGTGATATTACATCACCTTCTGGACTATCAAGGTCTACTGTTGGGTCAAACACCGATATAGCGTTCTTACGTAGGCGTTTGCCAGCAACAAACACTTCAAACTCGTTTACAGATTTTGGAATAAAGTCTAATACTACTGTATTTGTTGATCCATCTGCAATATATGTTTGTGATAGTGTTCTATCCTTATAAGGAATAGTTTGGAAGTTACTTTGATCAAGTACTGCTGAGCCTGATGTATGTAACTGTGCAATACCAGTTCCAAGTGTTCCTCTTCTAAGTTGTCTTAAAAGGCCGCCCTCTTTTAGATAGTATTCAATACGTTCACCGTTAATAAACACAATACCTGGAATACTTCTTTCTTTGTTAGGTTCTGGTAAACTGTCATAGTTTGTTACACTAATACTTGTATCATAGTAATTTAAATCTTTAGCAAGTGCATACTGTACATCGTCGCCCAATCTCTTGAAGTGCGTTCTATTAAGCATATCTTTAAATTGACTATATCCAAATTTTGGAACAATAACAGGGTTACTAAAGTGTATTACTTCAATATTATCATTCTGATCAACGTCAATTGCTAGTCTAACTGTTTGCTTGTCTTCCATTACGCTATATTCAACACTTGGTGTTAATAATTCATTGTTAATTGAAATCCAAACATAATTTGTATCAATAGCAGGCTTACGCAATTTAATGATTCCATTTGCTAATTGATGGTATTCTGTATAATCACCTGTGCCAATGGTTACAGCATTTCTAGCAACAACTTGTAATATCTCTCTTTCAACTTTAAGAACATCATGATTGCTAAATTGATATACTGTAATTGTTTCGCCTACTGCTGGTGCAACATCTAGCCTTAGTTCTGTTGGTGTTGATGTCCACTGTGCTGTAACTGGATCAATGTATCCAAAGTCATACTCGCCATCGTCAATAATGAATACATCTAGTTGATCGCCATCTTCGCCTGTATCAACAAATAATTCTACCGAACTGTTAAATCTATTCCAGCGCCAAGTTACGTTTTGTTCTTGTTCAACATCATTAATATAAACTCTAATAGTTTCTGCTGGAATTGAAGCAGTTGAGAACTGATATGGTCTTAACTGATATTCTCTTACTGAACTAATTGTAAATTGTTCGTTATATCCTGCACGTAAAATTCTGTTACCAACTTTAACAATAGTGTTGTGTTGTAAAGGAGTGTCATTAAACGGTGCAAGTCCAAGTGTAAACACTTTTGTTACTCCGTCACCTGTAAATGTGTCTGTTGTAACACTTGAGAAACTCTTAGCCGCACTATCGTAAATTACATACTGAATAATGTCACCAACGTCAGGTGCAATGTTTAATCTTAACAATGCTTGACCTGATGTATCAAATGTATCATCGGTTTCTGCTAAGTCAGCGTTAACATCTTCACCATTCTTAGTAACATAGAAACTTAATCCTTGTTTAAACTGAACACTAGTAACAAATACTGATGTACTTCCGTCACCTTCAAATGTATCACTATCTAAAATATTTTCACCGTTAGTAGACATTGTTATAATGTTAACAGGATCATTGTTATTAAGAGTTACATTTGAAAGCGTGATTGTCTTATCTTGATAATTTACACTCCATTTATCTTCACTTAAAATTGTTCCATTTGCTTTAATAAAGATGTCTTTTTGGCTTGCTGGATAACTGTTAAGTGGGAATGTGTAACTACCTTCAAATTTAAAGTTGTAGTTTTCGATTACTCCACTACCGTCATTAATTCTGTCAAATACTTTGATGTTAACTGAATCTAAAATCTGCCCTGGAACAAGTTCTTCTGGACCATGTGATGTATGCTCGGAAACAAAATCGTCACCGTCAATTATAATCTCTTCAGCATTAATACCTTTTGCTGACGAGTAAGCCATGTCGCCACCTGTTAGTAATGTATCATACGCTTCTGGATCAGGAATAAATGATCCATCGCTTGTAGACTTTCTAATAATAATTACATCGTCTGCTTTTGTAACCAACTTGTCATTGTCAATTAAGAATTCTGTTTGTACTCCGTCACCTATTAATGGTAACATAATTGCTTTTGGATTTGCTTCAACAGTACTACCGTCATAGTCTGGATGATCTAGTCTTACATATCCGCCTTTCAATGCATCTTTATAATAAACATTATATTCTACACCTTCTTCTAATGGTTGTGAAAGTGTTAACGATATTGTGCTACCATCTAATTGGAATACTTCATCTTCGTATGTAGAATCATATGAATCCCATGATGTTGTGTAGAACGGCTCGTTACCCCAACCAGTACCTGTACCGAAGTTAAACGACTTAACTTGGACACCACCGTAATCAACACCTGGCATTAACTGTGCAATATCTTTACCAATTTGACCAGTTACTGGATTATAGAATAAGTTAATTCTATCTTGTGCTTGTAACATATCAATTGATTTGTTGTATGTTACAACAATAACTGAATTATCTGCTGGCGGACTTTCAAACGAAATTCTACCTCTGTATCTAGTATATGACTTATCATTGTATTCAATATTCGATACACTATAGTCGCTCTTAAGAACTTCTAAGCCATTAACTGTAATACTGTATTGTGTTGATAATAAGTTCATTGGAAACTTAAGATCAAAATCTGTTAAACTGTTGTTACCTGCAAAAGTTTCACTCTCATTTAGTGTAGTAACTAAGAATGTTCCAGATACTCTATCAAATTTAGTTCTTAAGTGTACACTTCGTATTTTACTATTACCAATAACACTAGATGCTGTTGCTTGGATCCCCGAGTCAACATTTAAACTACCGTCGATCTCAACCAATGGTGCTGAAATATATCCTTTACCTGGATTTGTAACTTCAATACTTACAACGCCGCCGCCTGTTCCTAGTTTTGCTTCAGCAGTTGCACCTGTGCCGCCACCGCCAATAAATCTTACTTGTGGAATTTCAGTGTATGCTTTACCTTTATTTGTAACATTTACTTTTGTTACTTCAAAGCCTACATTGTCAATATAATGTTTATTAGGATAATATGTAGTTGTTAAATCTGTTCCTAAAATTAGATCATTATTAACTTTTAGTGATGTTGGTTCAATACGTCCTGTAATATCACTATATGTCGGCGGTACATCAAAATCAGTAACAGTACTGTTTGAATCATCGGTTTTAGTGTAGTTACTTAGATATTCTCTAATTTTAGTTTTGTAAGGTTTAGTTTCTTTAACAAAGTCTTCATAACTAGGCAAACTATCATTTTGGAATGTAATTTTTTGTTGTAAATCGCCAGCATTATGTTTTGCTTTGATAAACGAAGTTTTAAATGCCCAGTCAACAAATAGTTGCTCACTAAATGCATATCTAACACTTGCTAAGAATAGTTTGTTATATTCTGCTTCAATCGTTCCTACAAATAAATCTTCTTTAACTGCTTCAAAAATAATTCTTAATTCAAGTGTTGGTTGATTGTCATAGAATTGAGTGTCATAACTTAATCCGTCAAAACCAACATTACTTGTTGCAGGATCGTAAAGTGAAGATCTAAACTTAATAGTTCCGTCCTGTCTACCAACTGTAGTATAATTTGTAGTATAATCAACACTTGCTGTATCGGATGTTTTTTCTAGCAGTAACCAACCGCCTGTACCAACGTTATTAATTTTTACAATATCGCCTACAGCAGTATCTAAACTAGTTAATTGATAAGACTCGTCAATATTAAATGTTATAGGTGTAAATTGGTTATAGCCAGTAGCATACCAATCAATATAATCCCACCATTCAGATACATCGTATGATTGTGTTGATGATCTTTCCCACTCTTGGGTAATATTATTATAATCAAAAATTGACCACTTGTTATTAACTGTACTATCCGCTTTAACTAGAACTGCAAATGGTCTAACTGAAAGATTAGTTGAACTAGAATATTCTTTACCGGCACTTCTAACTGCTACTGAAGAAATACTTCCGTTAGCATCTAATTCAATTGTTATTCTTGCACCGTTACCATCTCCAAACTGTTCAAAGTTATATGTTGGTATTGTTTTATATCCAGCACCCGGATCGTTAATAATAACATCAACTAATTTTCCATTTTCAAATACTGGTGTTAGTTTAGCAGGTTTAGATTTAGAAATACCTACAAACTGTAATTCACTGTCAGTGTCAACCTCTACGTCAAACTTACCGCTTTCTAATCTAGGGAATTGATCTTTATCTAATAAACGTGTAAAGTCTAACTCGTCAACAATAAGTTGTGTTGCTAGTACTCTGTTAATTCTTTCAATAACTTGTTTAAGAGCCTCTTTATTGTTTTTAAACATACTCTGTCTTGGTCTGTTTAATACACCGTATTTTTGTTTAAATGACAATTGAGGATCAGGCACCGGTCTGTTCATTTCGTCAGTACCAATTAAACTGTCAACCCATTTGCGTTCAATATCTGCATTAGGTTTGCTTGTTTTAAGTCCTTCTGAAATTAACTGATATTCGTTATGTAAATTAATATCTTGGTTTTCAATCGTCCAATAACGGAAATTAATAGCACGATTAGTACCTTCAACTAAACTCTTACAATTATAAAGTCCAAATTTATTGTTTCCGTAAATTGCAACAAACTTATATGATAGCGCCGCTGGATCTTCAATTAACTGTGCAACGTCATAAGCACTAGTTTTTCTAAATTCTAAATCAGGAATAACTTTTTTATTCTTAACCCAGTAATAATATTTGTTGTAGAATGATTTAGATACATCATCATATAGGCGTTTAGTTACATACGCTTCCATTCCGTATGCTGTCGTACCACTAATGCCTCTGCCTAAGCCTACTTCGGTATCAGCAAGTGTGTCCCATCTTTCAGGTGTAATATCTGTTTCAACCCATTCGTAAACATCAATGCTTGATCCTACAAACAGTTTATTAAAGTTTGCTGAATTATAAATGATATTACCTTGATATGGATCAATCCATTTTGCTTTGCTAATATCCCACCATAGTCGTCCTACTTTTTCTTCTGCCCAGTAATTTTCTGTATCTACAGTTTTACCATTAGTTGCATAAGTGTAAGTTGCCGGATCAAATGGTGTTTTAAATGCTAGTTCTTCTTCTGCAGGACCAGCAATTTTTCCTTGGATAGGATCAATGTAATCTAGTTTGGTTGAAATGCCGCTTCCGTCTTTGGTGTAAATGAACACACCTTTAAATTTGTTTAAGTCAACTTGTAAACTAGGCTGTGTAGCAATAGTCCAAGGAAGTCTGTCGCGGTTACGTTTAAAGTCAATAACTGTTCCAATTAGATTATCGTCAGTTACTGAAAGTTCTGGCATAGAAACGTAAACATGATTTTCATTTGCAAGAATAAACTCGCCAAATCTTTCTACTTCTGGATTCTGATATGCAAATTTTTCTGCATACAATAAGAATTCATCGATACGTTGATATACAAATACTTGTCCACTGTCTTTGTTAATATTTGTAAACTGTGTTAGGTTGTTATCAAATGTTGTGGTAATATCATCAAATGTTGTAGTACTTTGTAAATCACCACCTTGTGCAGATACTAATAAAGTATCTCCAGTAAAGTCAATTGCTTGACCAAATCTTTCTGCAACAGTATTGTTTGGACTATAAATTGTTTGATGTAAGTGATAGTAATTTTCAACGTTTTTGTAAACATACACTTTACCATTGTCGTTGCTTCTATCATCATCTAGTGGTGCACCAACTGCTAGGTATTCACCATCGTCGCTTAGTGTTAAAGCACTTGCAAATTTACTATCTGGTGATGAAATTTGGAATTGTGTATCGCCAGTATCAAATTCTGTTTCTTGATTATCAAAGAAAGTACTAATAACTGCATCAGGTGTTGCAATAGTCTGATAGTATTCATAGTGTCCGTTATTATATCTATAAATTCCAATTGCAGGGAATTGATCTGTATAGTCTGCAACCGTAGCAATTACATCTCCATCTAAACTTACAGTAAACGGATGTGCAAAATTAATAAGTGTGCTTGTGCTATCAAAAGTGTTAAACGACCCGTCACCTGTAACATTTGTTGCTGTGTCGTTTGGAACATAGCCTAAATAATCAATGTGTGTATCTAATAGATCCCAGTTAGCAATTAAGAAATTACCTGCAACTTGGTTTGTAGTACTCTTGTAAAAACTTCCATCATACACAACAATATCATCTGTGTAGTAAGCAACTGTATTATCAAACACACCTTTGTATTTTCTGTCTTGTGCAATATCCCAGTCGTAAGTTATATTGTCTTCTACACCTTTTTTAACAAAGTGAATTCTACCTGGGTTTGACGGAGTTCCGTCACCTGGTGCCGCAACAAATAATCTATACAAATCACCTTTTTTGTTAATTGATATTTGATTTCCTAAGAATGCATTGTCGTGTCTTCCAAGGTTTGAATATCCAAATCTAAGTTTGTATTCGCCGCCACCGGTTTTGGTATAAACAAAGTAAGCACCTTCTTTGGTGTATCCACTATCATTACCATCAGCATCTAGTTTTAAGTTATTAACTTGGGTCCAATCTCTGTTTAACGGATTAGGAATGTTTGCTGGTCTTGGTACGCCTGTTACTGATCTACTCTTATAAAATTGTATTTCAATTTCATTTTTAAATGTTGGAGTAGTTACAGGAAGTAACGTACTATCATTGTTTCTTACAACAATATATTTTCCTAAATAATTTGTAGTTAAATCTGTAGTATCAATACGTCCAGATAATCTATTAAATCCTTGCCCTGTTACAATTGAAAGATATCCAACAGCATTATTGTTATTACCGTAACTAAATGTTCCTGATAAATTCTTAACATAAATTCTTGCACCAAGTAATGCTTCTTGCACAAATGCAACTTCTGCTGTTGCGCCTGTTGATTCTTCAATTACTGTTTCGCCTTCTTGCGGAACATATGGTACTTGAATAGGAGGTGGTGTAAAGTTTGTCCACGTTACATCAATATATCCGTCCCATAGATCATAAACTGTGTGAGGTTGGTCAAGATAATCAAAAGTTAACCCTAACGCAGAGGGATCAAATACTGTTAACGGATCGCCACCTTTAACTCTGTTTACTTTCATAGTAAACGTATCACTAGTGTTTAAAGTATCTGTAATTATTTTAGGTGCTCTAACAAACCAATATGGTGAAGTTTCTGGCAATCCTTGTTTATCATAGTAACTTAAAATACCAATCTTGCCGCCTCTGGTCGGATTTTGTAAATCTTGATTAACTTGATATACATCGTCCATGGTATTACCATACAACTCTGGTGATTTACTTTCACTTGCTGTAATATAGTCTGCAATAACAAAGTTAGGAGTAGTAACTTCTTTAGTTGCTGTAATAAATGGTGTTAGATTATTAACTCTCCACCAGCCTGCAAAATGATCACTTGAATTTTCAAACTCAACAGTTTCATATGTACCCATACTCTGACCGTTATAGATAAGTGTACCGGTTGTTTCAAACTGACCGTTCTGGTCGGAGATATAAATTAAACCTTGGTTAACATTGTCAATGATAATATCTTGTACTGTACCAATAGCAGTTTCTGTTGAAATAACATCACCTACTTGTGGGAACCTAATTAAGTTTTCAACAAATAAAAGTGTATCAATCTTACCTGCGATAACTTTATTACCTTCGAACTCTGCAACGCCCGGTCCAGTTGGTCCAAATGGTAAAATGCCGTTTGGATAATTTTGAGAGTATTGATTCCATTGTAAATTAATTGTGTCACCGACTGCCGAACCAATGTACTGAGCAACCGGTGCTCTAATTAACATATGATCAGTTGCGCCATCAAATTTATAATTACCTCTGATAGCATAAATTGTTTCAGGATAACTATTTGTATCAGCATCAAATGATGCTACTTCAATATCATGTGTTGTATAGAATCCACCAAATTGATAAGTTCCTAGTGCGGCTTCAACTCTGTAGTTTGCTTGCCATAGTTGCTCTTGATAAGAAACTATATCTTTAGGTTCGTAAACCGATCCTTGTGAATATGGTTCAACAAATTTTGTTTTAACATTAGAGGCTTCAGGAGCACCAACTACAATAAATTCTGAATCCGAACTAATTGTAACGCTCTTACCAAATTTACCATTACCTGAATATAACCCAACTGGTGGACTAATAGTTTGTATATGATTATACTCAACTGTATCTGTAAAACGTTTAAAGATATGTACACTTTCGTTTTCAGGTGATGAAATTACAAGTGTATTATTACGTTCGTCAACACTGATAACTTTACCAAACTCAACTGATTGATCTGACGATCTAACATTACTTAGAATTTGTTGTTGTTCAAAGGTTGGAGTATTCTTTAATACTGTCCAATCTCCTTTGCTATCTTCATCAATCCAAAGTGTTTCACCTACTTTTAAATTTTGATTTGATAGTAAAAGATTAGCACTATCAAAGTTGGCTGTTCTTGCAGTATTAAATCTAGTTACAAATCCACTAGTTTCTTCAACATCAGATGTTTCGCCATTATCGTAACAAATAATGTCTTGTAACTCTACTGTTTTAACTTTGAAGAATTTTTCTGCGCCTTCAACATTAAGCAATCCGATAATTTCATTATCTTCATAACGTGCTTGGCCTTCTAGTTTAATACGTACTAAGTCACCATCTTTGGTAACACTTTCAACCCTGTCGTCTGTTCTAACGTATTTTAAAACTGTCCAACTTAAACCTTTTTTACCAATCCATAAATAATCGTCAACATTATAATCGTTAACCGACTGTGTTAAAATATCATCATAATTTGCTAAACTAATTTTAACATCATCAGCATTAACGTATCCTGCTGTATCATAAACATATTTTACATTAGTATTTGTTGGAAACGGTTTATGATTATAATCATTTGGTTTTAAGTAAACTTCAAACGGTCTTTGTCTATAAATTAGGTCTGTTTCTGTTCCATCAATAGTATCAACAAGTTCAACAGGCTGTGGACTTAATCTAAACTTAGATTCGTCTAAAGTAAATTCAACTTCTTCAAATGAATCACTTGAGCCGTATTGTCCTAAACGAATTGCCCATTCTTCAAAAAACTCTAAACTATCTTCGTTTGTATTTGATAATGCATCAAATAATTTTGTTAAACTATTTTGTGTTCCTTTATCTTGAATAAATCCTTGATAAAACTTATACTGAGATACATCATCTTGAATGATGTTTTCTAGATACTGTCGTTTTTGATAACCAATTAAGTGTTGTGCAACCCGTTGGGTATCTGAGTCGAAGTTGTCTGTATCTAGATCGTAAAAATCGCCAAACTGTTTTGCTTTATAATCTAAGTTAGCAATAAGTCCAGACTCTGGTCTTTCTTCTAGTTTTTGCCAGTCATCATTATTAAAAACGTTTGTTCCAGGAATTTTATTTTTAGCAACATAATAAAATTCTTTATATTTTACAGTATCGCCGATTGAATAATCTTGCCAAGAAGCCCATTGTGTTGTTCTTGCTTCGTCGTACACAAATCCTGGAATGTTTAAGCCACCTGTCCAGTCATCTGTTCTATACCCTAAAACCTTAATGCGTTCTTGTCTGTATCCTGCTGGCTGGTCATACACAATGTCTTTGAAAACTGTTTCGTTGTCAATAATACAAACGTGTTCTTTTTGCAATAAAGGAATTTTAATTGCAAATATACCATCAGCAGTATTTCTAACTTGTACTGTAAAGTTATTATCTCTATCTCTAAATACTTTTACATATTCTTGTAATAGTTTTTTACCATCAGATTTTAATATTGAATAATCATAGAAATCATCAAACACATTGTCTGCTATAATATATTTCGAACTTAGTTCTAATCTATTTGCTCCAGGCGATAACGTAATAACACTATTTTCTTTCCAACCTTGTGTTGTCCAGAACATAAATTCTCTTGCACTTGTTGACCAGTTTTCAACAAGATTAATGTCTGCATTAAAATTATTAAAATCAAATCCAACTGTTTCTAAATAATTTCCGTATCCTAATAAGAAATCAACAACCTCTTGAACTGTTCTCAAGGTAGTACCATACGCAAGTTCTAACGGCTCGCTATTAATTTCTTTATTAAAGTTACGTCTAAAGTATGCAGAACGTCCGCCTTTAACAGGAAGGTCTACTAACTTTTGAAACTTGCTTTGATCAAATCCGTCTGTACTTTGATGTGATTCTTTAGTTGCATAAAACTCAGATCCAAATCTAACAATAGCACCTTGTGCGTATGTTTTATTTGCTGTCCATTCAACAAATGATTCTGAAATACCGCCTACATTAATTAAAGGATCGTTTGCTAGTACAACCGGAGTATAATATTTAAAGTATGGTGCTGTTTTATCGTATCCACGAATTACAAATCCATTTGTTTTCTTCTCAATAATAACACCACTGTAACTTACAACTTCAACAGGTGAACTTGAATTTAAAAATACATCATAGTTTTCTTCTGGAACAAATACGTTACCTTGGTTGTAAGGTGTTCTACTGTCAAGTACTAATCTAAATTTATTCTTTGAAGTAAATCCACCAATTTTAAATCCTAATTGATTTGATATAGATGTTAAGTTTTCTTTATACTGCGAATAAACATTAACTGTTTTTGAATTCATATAATCAGCAATATAATTTACAAATCCTGCTGTATATGTACGTGTTGTATCTTCTACTGTGTTAGGAAATACAATGTCTTGTAAACGCAATGCTTTTAAAGTATCTTTATAAACAATTAATCCTGCATTGTTACGAATAATTCTACTTCTATCCCAACCTAACCCCATAATCTTACTAGGTTGAGTTACTAACCAAGCAGTTAGTAATGCAAAAGGATATTCTGAACTTCTACGCCAAGCATTTTCTGTTGGTGCCATATCACCAAATGTAAATGGAAACTTAGAATTAGTTGCTGTAAATTCTTTTGAATAGTTACTTGCTAAAGGACTCAAAAGTGCGCCGCTATCGTCTACTGGAATCCAATTAGTTACACCAGGACGAGCATATTGTGATTTATATTCTAATGGCTTGCCAGGTTCTCTAATAATGCCTTCTTCAATGTCTGTCCATAAAATTTTATTTTCACTAGTGTACGGCGCTGGACCGTATACATCATTCCACCATGTAGGTTTAATACTAAACCCTAAGATTTCCCATGGATGGGTATGAGGACGATCAGTATCATATGCTTTCTTGTAAATTGATCTCCAGAAGCCTAAACTTTTAGTTAATTTAGGTGTTAGTGTTCTTGAGTAGTTAAAAGTAAATGAATCTGTTCTTTCATAAAAACTATTATCAGTGTAGTCCAGGTTTCCTAAAATAGTTAGCCATTCAGTAAAGTCAGTAATCATAACTTTATCAATCGACTCTGCTGTAATACCCGTATCTCTAAATTCGCCGCCTAGGAATTCATGAATGTCAATTAAATTTGTATCGTATTGTACTTTAATATTATTATAGATTCTAGTTTCTAATTCTAATAATAAATCATCTCTATAGTCACCATAGCATTTAAAAATACTGCCGTCGTGTCCTTGAATTACTTCTACAGGCTCTCTATAAGTATCGTCAATATACTTAGACGGAATAAACTTAGGATACAATCCAAACTTAGTTGGTGTTGGAGGAATAAATGATCCGTTAGTGCTTTCAAACTCGTAAATTTTAATTATATCACCCGGAGTTAAAACTTTTGTAATATTAACAAAACTTTCAAAACCTTCTTCAAAGATATAATCTGCTCCTTCGATCAGTTGTACATCATTTACATATACACCTACTGCTTTATCTGAAAGTGTTCTTAAATTAAAATCCTGTCTTAAACTGTAGTAGCCTTGATCAGAATCTCTAACTGTATGTTCTGTTAATTTAAATGTTCCATGGCCAATCATATCACTAAAGAAGAACGGCATATCGTTAGTTTTGTTTTTGTTAACGTCTGCTATTACTTTCTCAAAGTGTATTTGAAGATTACCGTCAAAGCCTAGTGTTTCTGCTGAACGTAAGAATAACCGTTTAAATTTAGCATATTCATTTTTAGCAAAACGCATTGACTTAACAATGTTTGAATCTTTATTAGTAATATGATATAAACTTAAATTTGTTAAACCCGAATGCTGTACAAATTTGTCACCATAAGTTGATACAGATCCTAGATCTCGTAAATTACTTACACCTGGAAATGTTCCCGACCACTTGTCTGAATTTTCTGTAATACTCTGTACGTGATCATTTACTTCGCCTAGTGTAAACGATTTAATATTTTCATTCTGAGGATTGCGTTCTAAATTAATTGGAAATTCATAAACGCCATTTGAATTTTTTGTTGTTGCACTTCTTGTTTTAATTAATAGATTATCGCCGGCTGTTAACGGTTTCATAAAGTTAACATACGCAATTCCATTTACTCTTACAATACTAAAGTCTACTAAATCTGTTTTCCTAACATCATTAACATAAACTCTGTACCACAAGTCATTAAGATCGCCGCTACGATTGTAAACGTCAATAGCAAAATCATTTGTTTGTGTATCAACAATATATTGTCTTTGTACTAGTTGTTGGCTGTGAGCAAAACCCTTTTCCCAGCCATTAACATAATCAAATTCTTCTCTAGTAGTATACTTTCTAAGTAAACCGATATCAGTTTTAACAGTTAAGATATCTGTACCGTCTTGGTAATTAAATTCGTCACCTGAAATATTAAAATCAAATACAATATCACCAGTGTTTTCTAATGCTCGATATGATAGAGCAAAACCTAATTCAGAATCAACTGTACCTGTACCTTGTTTGTAACTGAATAATTTATTACCAGCAAATGTTGAACTAGGATAAACAGTACTGTCGTTAAACACATATCCGCTATCATCATACAAATCAAACAACGGTGATTGGTTTACTGATGTTTTTTCTTGTGTCTTTTTCCAAGTTGTTCCATCATAATAGTAAATTAAACCTTTGTTTTCGTTGCCACGCTTAACAAGTACGGTTTCATTTAATAATGGCTTGCCATCAGTTTCTTCAATTAAACTAATTTGTCTAACATTATTGTGTGTAATAAAGTTAACTTTAAAAATTCTACCAGCAACAAATGAATCTGGGTCTGCGTTAAACAAAATACGCATACCATCAGTTACATCTTGTCCGTCAATGTTATAACCTAGTTGTCCTTCAATAGTTGAAAATACATCTTGTGTGAATGTATCAATTAAGTCAACATCTGCTTTTGCTTCAGTTCCATAGTTAAACAATTTAAGATCTGCGTCAAATTCAATAATAGGACGCTTTGCACGATTTTCTTGATCAATCTCTGGAACAATATTGTTAATTACTGCTGTGGTTTCAATTACATCTCTATGGAACCATCTATTATATCTTGACCAACTATTTAAGTTTTTACTTGCACGGTTAATAAGAATATAATCTTTTGTTCCAGCATAACTGTTTGCATTACTAAAAGGTAATCTGTCAAATGCCTCTGTATCAAACAAAACAGGTTTTTCTGTAGAGTATGCTCCGGGGATCTGTAACTGCTGTTCTGATACTAAACGTATAGCATCACCAACACCTTCAACATACCATTCACCTTTAGCATATTTTTCAGGGGTTACTTGTCCTCGGAAATAAACTTTCATACCATTTGAAAGTTCATAACCATTATTCATTTTATAAGACTTTTTGCCAATAACATCATTTTCAACATCGATAAAACTGTTATCAACAATGTCGTAAATTTTAATTAGTCCACTTGCATTAATATCATTTGCGTTAACATAATATAACGTATCGGGTGCATTAATGTCAACTTCAAAGGTGACTGTACCTACATCTGTTTGTCCTGTGCTGTCATCGATACCGTCTGTATAAAGAACATCTGCATCTAAACTACGTGCAGTTCTAAACGTCAATGGCATACCAGGAGCATTAATATCAAACGTATATGTTTGTCCTCTGTATAATTTTAATGTAGGATTAGATGTTAATCCGTCTGGAGTAAACAAATAAGATCTATTGTCAACATTATCTTTGCTTGTTACAGTAAACGTGCTTTCAACATCTTTTGCTTGTCCGACAATACCGATACCAATTGGACCGTTTGGTAACCAATAATATTCTCTAAAGTTAGTAAACTTATCCCAATTAATCTTTGGCGACCAAGAGTAATATTCTTGTCTATTTAAAACATCATCATTTGAAACAGTTCCGCCAAATGCTTTTAGTTGGTTTTTATAGTCGTTATAATCTTTGTAAAACGTTACGTTATCAAGTTCGTCTTTAACTATTGTTGCTGGTTCAAATTGATAATTTTCACGTGCAGTTGAAACATCTTCAACATAGTTGTCATCTGCTTGTCTTGCTTTTGCAATTCTACGGCCGTAGTATGCAGAGATCTTTTCTGCAACGCCCGGACTTAAAAGTTGGTCAAGTGTAGCAGATAGAAACTTTTTGTTAGTGTCTGTTCTAAAATATCTCGGAAGATGGTCGACGCTTGTTCTGCGACTTTGATTAGCGCCTACTGGTAATGGTGAATCATTCTGATTATCATTAAATGCCATTAGTAATCATTCCTCTACTAGTAACTTGTTCCACTTACAATTCCTGATGTTGTTGCTGTACCTGATGTTACAACACTACCTGATGCTTTAAGCCTACTTGCTGTAATTGCATCAATAATCTCAACATCGTCAACTGTTGCTCCGCTAATAAAAATTTCATCGTTTTCTGATTTAATTTCAAATAAACTACCAAATGCTGATGAATCTTGTCTAGGAACAATTACTAAGTTAACAATGTCAGGAGTAACTCTATTCATTATGTAAGTGCTTAGTTCTGCAAAGTGGAATGTATCACCAAAGTCCCAATTCTCTAATGCAAAGAATTCATTGATTGCGGCAACAACTTGTGCTTTAATGTCGTTGTCGTTTACAACTTCGTCTGGGTTTTTAACAATTTTAAATATTGCCTGCACATCTGTATCCGCTTTGCTTCCAAATAACACTTTATACTTAACTGGATGATAAATTACATCATCACTAATTGATTTAATTTTATTAATTTCACTACCATAGTTGTTGAATAATGCATCACTGCTAGGTGGTAACGGTTTGGTTGCAGTTACACCCGACAAATACAGTCTAAAAGCAGTATCATATTGCTTAGTTAATAAATAGGTATCGTTTATATTAGTACTGCTTGGATCAATCCTTGAATCGTCGTCTGCAGAATGAATGTATTGGAATTTTATTTTATCTCTTCCAACGTAGGCTCTATAATCTGTAGTTAATTCAAGTAGTCCTGAAGTTTTGTTGTATTTTTTAAACACATCTGTTGCTACAATATAAAATGTTTTACCGTCTGCTAATCCGCTTAGTGAGCCAACAAGTCCTTCGTTTTCTACAACAGTAATATTTTCGCTATCGTTATCAACATATTTGTAATCATCAATGTTATCAGTAGTAACATACTTTTTAGTAAACACCCATTTAGATGTTGGGTTAACTGTAGGTGCAACTACTTGAATAAATGTTTCAGGGTCATCAACTACAGAATCGTCATCTGTATCAAAAAATCCAACTTCTACTTTTTTACTATCAATGTATCCTTCTGGATCTCTATACTCTTTAACAACTTGCCAATCATAGTCAAGGTTGAACGGAGAAGTATCATCAGGCATAGTATTAATTGATAGTACTTTAATTTTGTCTTTTATAATCTGTCCTGTTGTATTATCATAAATTTTATTTTTGCTATCATAATAGAATCTAATTTCTTCGTTACTTTCAAAAACATAACGAAGTCCTCTATATTCAACATTATAAGTTTCGCCGTCTGTTTCAAATAACAGCAACCAACTTGCATCTAATTGCTGGTTTGTAAGATCGCCTGTTTTACCAGTTGAAAACGATCCAATAATGTCTAAGTTATTTTCTGTAACAACACGCCATTGACGTTGGCTGTAATCGTATCTTAACCCAAATGTTTTATATGCAAAAATTTGATCAATAATTTGTGATTTAACGTCAGCAACTAACGAACGTGCAAACTTAGGTCTAATTTCAATTAGAATTGCACCTTCAGGAACTACATCATTAAAAATAATAGGACCTGTTCCGTCCTCGTTATCAACTGTGCCGTCACCAGCAACACTAACAACCTTGGACCACATATATGTTTTTGATCCTGTGTAATTTGCTTGTCCAACTACTAGTTTTTCATCTTTAAAATGATATCCTGTTGGTGCAGTAAATTTACACAAACTTCCTGCTTCGATAAATCTTAATCCGCTACCAGTAAATACACCAACTTGGTATCTTTGATCTGCTGTTTCAATTAAACTACCTGTGCTGTAATTTGTTCCACTGCTATTTTGTTTCCAAGTTGCTTGTAAGTCTGCAACTAATACTTTAGGAAACTTGTCTAAGTAAAAATTAATCTGCTCTGTTTGTGAAAGGATTGGTGTAATTACGTTTTCAATAGTTCCTTCAACATCAGTTCTTGTTGAAAAAGTAAACGAAGTTTTATTAACAGTATCTTCTTTATACAATGCACCATCAGTACCAAATATATTTGTACTAGAATATTTTCCTGTTGCATCTAATAAATCAAAGTATCTTGAAATACCACTTGCTGTTCTGTTTACTGTTTTAACTTTAATAATTTCTTGGCTAACTGCTAATGGTGCAACTTGATAGTCTTCACCTGTAACCATTCTGTTTTGTGTATAATAAGTTGCAGGAGCATTATCTCTAATACTTGCATTTGTTTCACTAAATGAACTGTTATCAACTGTGTACTTTAAACTAAATGTAATGTTTAAAGTTTCTTGGTTTCCTGCTTTAGAAGTATAAGGAATTGTAACTGAAATACTTTGCATATCTGCAGGTACAATATTAAACTCATCATTAGCACTTGTTCTATAGTAGGTTCTAAATGTACCTTTAGGTAAGTTACCAAATGTACCGTCTGAGAAAATAAGATCTACAGCATCACCTGTTCTTGTTAGCACAGCGTAAACGTTTCTTTGGTCTTTTCTTGTACTGTTATAAACAATGTTGTTACCTTCAAGTGCATCAACTTTGGTCCATAACTGATCTTCAGCACCAACCGAATTTAATTTGTATAACCAAAGGTCAGTATTATTAACATTTGTTGCTTCAATGTTTACTGTTTGGTTAGTACTAGGTCGATTAATTGTAAACTCGCCTTGGTCAAGTGTACCTTGTCTAAAGTGTGCAAAAAATCCCGAGTTAGTTGATCCAGGACCTCTACCGTCGTCTCTATATAAAAATGCTAAACTGTTTCCTGGTAACGGTGCTTCTTCAGAAATAATACCATCAGTAACATCTGTAGAAACAATCTGGAATTGTAAATTACGTCCATCAACATTTTTTGTAAATGTGTAAACAGGTACATCAGTGTTTGAAGCATTAAGTCTGTATTGGTCTGTAGGAATTCCTTCAACATTGTCTTTCTTAATTGGCTTACCGTACGGACTGTTATTAGGAAGTGCCGCATTTAGTGTTCTATCAAACTGCTCTCTCCAATTTGAATTTGAAGGATCATTCCAAATAATAGTTTGTCCAGATAAGTTAGTACCGTTACTGTCAATTACATCTTCACTAGTTGTAATACTTTCCATTTTTAACAAGCCGTTAGCGGCAATATTACGTTTAGGATTGTAAGACAACAAACGTGCTAAACGCAGAATACTTTCTCTACGTGAAGCAAGTTCTAAAAAGTTTTCTCTTGCATTAAGATCAATACGGAAAGCAATGTTTTGACCTAGGAAAGCAATAAGGTCGATTAATGCAAGATACTCACTTGACTCGATGTAATCGTTAAAATCTTCTGGATAATTTTCTCTAAGATAAGAGATCATTGTTCGACGTAGATTGTCGAAATCATATGACTTAAATTCTGCGTTACGGAAAGATTGGTATACTTTGGCCCAATCTTCTGCAACTAATAATCTGTTTTGTCTATTTGTCGATGACATTTGCTTTCCTTATTATACAGTATTTATTTGATTGAGTTAACTACGTACTTAAATCAGTCCCATACTGTCGTCAAATGTCATACGCATTTTTTCACTAATATTGTATGGTAGATAAGTTAAATCACAATCAATTAAGATACCACTTTCGTATGTGTCTATAGTAACTTGATTAACGACAATCCTAGGATCAGCGTCAACAATATCTTGAACATTCTTTGTAATTGCTTCTTTCATGCTTTCTGTCATAGGTTCATGAATTGCGTCCCAAATAATTGTTCCAAATTCCGGGTTTTCTAATTTTTCACCTTGTCTTATGTGAAAATGGTTTAGCAAATCTTGTTTAATTAATCCAATATCGTACAATACAGTACTGTTATTTTCAGGGTTTACAGTACTCAATCCTTTATAAGCACGATTAGTTGTCGTCGGGGGATTGTTGTTAGCCTTTGGACTTTTAACCTTAATATTTTTGTATAAATCTGCCATAACAATATTTACCTACCTAGTTAGCCACTGAATCCTTTCTAAATGGATCCGGCGTTGGTGTTGCTGGATTTGGGTTAGCAACTGTAACAGCATTGTCTCTATCTGTTGCTACAATTTTAAATGCTAACGGATTTAAATTTTCATGATGATTCCACGGTTCGTGTTGTGGAGATCTTTGTGCTAAAATAGGATGGGCGGCATGACCTGGAAGACTGTGTGTATTTAAAGCACCAACCTTTCCTGCTTCTGTTGCTAATGGACCATTCATATGAATGTTTGCCGCTGATTCGATATGATCAGCACCACTTTTAATTTCTGTTGTACCTCCTGAAGTAAACCAATTATATGATGTTGTGTTAATGTGCATACCGCCATTGGTTGTTATTTTAGTATCTCCTCCAACAAGTATATTTGTGTTTGCACTAGATTCCATTTGAATTTGTCCTAGTGTTGATTTAGTTCCTATATAGTTTCCACTTGCTTTTATTGCAATGTTAGCACCTGCTTCAATAGTAACATTTCTATCTGCTGTTAAATTAAAATCATTTTCAGTGTGCATACTAATACTATCTTTTGCATAGATGTCAATCTTACCGTCTGATGTTAATTCAATCCAGGCAGTTCCTCTTGAGTTAGCAATGTAAATTAAATCTTCTGTATTATGTAAAAGTACCTGATGGCCTGTTCTAGTTCTAAGACGTAATAATTCGTTATGAGGTAATGTTGGATCGCCATCATCTTCATTCATCATTACTTTTGCATAATCAGGACCGCCCGATGAAGCGTTGCTTCTACGCAACAATTTATCATCGCCATCGTCCATTACAAACTCTGATCCACCAAGCCTTGAGCGTGTAATATTTGCAAAATCCGCAGTGGTTCCTACTCGCTCATTAGGTGATCCAGGACGCTTATCATATGGTCCAGGTGTGCTTATACCAAAGACTGCACTTGGTACTTCTCGTCTTGCACTTGACGTCGACGTTCCTCTTGCTTCGTCTTCAAGTAATCCTTGTTCTTCTAAATTGTTTACAAACTCTGTTTGGTATGGTTTTCTAAACTGTGTTGGATCTTGTCCTAGACCTTCTTCTAAAACTTTATTATATTCTGCAACAGGAATTTTCTTACCTTGTAAATCTCCAGGAGTTCCATCAGTTGTGTATGATGTTGATACTTGACCAGGCATTGCAAAATTCATATATTTGTCTTGGATACAACCTAACCAGTAACATTGATTAGGATTTCCTTCTGCAAAAATAACAAGTACTATAGTACCTGGATCAGGCGGGATTGCCCAAAACCCATAAGACTGTTGGCTATCTCTATAAGTATCATTTTTACTAATTCCAGATCTTGTTGTTTGTCCAGCAAAGGGTGAAAGATATCTTGCTGTATATGTACCGGCTTGTGATAAATCAGGTCCGCCTACTTCATTTGATTTTAGTAACTGAACTGATAACGAACCCATATATTCTGGGTCAAGCACGTTAAGAACTTTTGCAAGATACGGTCCTGGTCTTGTCCAAAGTTTTCTATTAAACGATATTCTATCAAATTCAGCCATTACCTACCACTGCCTCCGCCTGCGGTTTTTTTCTCTTGCGCCTTTTCTTCTGTAGGATTATTATTACCTGTTGCTTTCTTAGGCGTGTCAAGTTCTTGTTGATTAGTCATTCTATTTAATTTAAGTGTCTGGGTAAATTGGTTGTTTTCGAATGTATGTGTTATTTCTGTTACTTGGTACAAACCACTAAATTCTCTAACAACTACGCCGTTGTTTTCATCTATCATTGTTGGAAATTCTATTGTATCTTTATTAAGAGCATAGTCATATGGTGTTCTAAAATTTAAAACAATGTATTGTTGGCTTCGCACGTGATCAATTTGACCGTTTTCGTCTTCAAACCAAGTTGCTCCTGCGGCACTTTGGTAATTTCCCATTCCGCTATCTGATAAGAAATACGGATCTCCCATAATTTGTAATTCTACTTGCACCATGTCTGCATTACTGTAAACAAGTGCTTTGTGGAATGTTCTAGCAATTACATCTTTTGTATCCTGTGGTACTGCTCTCATACCACTTGTGATCACTTCTAGTTCTGCACCTACTAACGGCTTTAATGCTACTTTAGGTTTTTCTTTATCACCTTCTTTTTGCGGAGTATCACCTCCAAGATTTTGTTTGTCAGCAGTTGCACTATCGCCTGCATTTTGCTTAGACTTAGTATCAGAGGCATTATCAAGCGGAACTGGTGTTAAGAATCTGTAGTTAAATCTAATGTCAAAGTTAAGTACGTTTTTGTTTTTACCTGTGTACATATAATTGTACTCTTTATTAACATCAACTAGTAACGGTTTTGTGTCAGGTGCAACATCTGTTGGCGACATCCAAGTACTTGCATGAACTCTATAAGGTACAACCCTATAAACATAAATCCTTGGCTGTCTACCCTTACGTGCTTCAACTTCTTTAACAGGAACATTAAACACCATTGCTTGAACTGTGAACCACGGACGATATCCATCTTCAACTTTACGTTCAAGTAAGTTTTTACCATACTCACTTTGTAACACCATTTCTTCAATAATATTTGTTATACGTGTTCCTTTTTGGAATTTAAAGGCTCGCTTATCACTTGGAATATTATTTCCTTTTTGTTCAAAAGTTTTTTTGATCGGGTCATATACTCTGCCATATCCGCTATGATTAATTTCACCTGGTTGTAGTTTATCTAAAACAAGTTTTGATTTACCAACATCGTTTAGGTTTTCTTCCGATAATGCTTGAACTTTTACTGCTTCACTTAGATCACTTCTTTTTACACTAATACCTAGTGTGTCTGCTAACCATGCATCGTAATCAATTTCAACTGTTCCTTTTTCTTCTCCTCCAACTGTTGCATAATATTCTTGTGAACCTTTAACAACACCTTCTTCAGTATTTTCTTTTGCTGTTTCTAACTTTTTACTTTGAAGTGCATCTTCTTTAGGAAATAAAATAATATATTCGTCAGCAAACGTCCTTTCATTTTTTTCTTCACGTTTAAGAAGTGTTGTATTAAGAGCAGTTGTTAAACTTTGACCACCACTTTGTAATGCTTCTGCTAATTGATTACCAATAATTGTAATATCATGTGGAATGTTTTGTACTGAGTCAGAGTATGCTGAGGAGTTTTGTGAAATAAATGATACTTCATACACACTACCACTTTGATCAACGCTCATTGATGATTCAGATAACTGAACAGGTAAGCACCTTCTGCCAATACGCTGTGAATTATTTTCATCGTCCCAACCTACCATTTCAACAACTAGTAAGAACGGTGCGGTTACATAATTATTATGTCCTGCCATTTGAGCGGCAACCATCAGTGCTTCTAAGAATTGTCCCATACTATAAGGTTCGATAACTGTAAAAGAACCTTGGTGCATTTGTGTTACACGAGATCTACTGTTAGGACTAATAACAGAATTAATAGAACAACTATTAATATAGTATTCTACCCTACCGCCTTGTCTTTCTAAACTAGTAGTTGCTTTGCGAAACCCTACGTTTTGTGTGCCGCCTGCGGCTTTGATAACAACAACATTAGGTTCTTTACCTTCAAGCATATAGGTGTTATCAGGATCACGTAATTCGTTATTGTCTAAACAGTATAAACTCCAAAGATGGTTAACAGTTCTAAACCTTTCAAGTTCGTTATCTTTAAGATTAACTTTCTTGATGTTTTCGTACTTGATAGTTTTTACTGTATCTTTTTTCTCAGTATCGGATTTTGATTTACTATCTGTTTTTGATACTGAACCTTCATGTTCAAAGTCAGCAACTTCACCATTAAGTTGATCTGTTTCGCCCTTGCCTGATTCTTTTTTCTTTTTTTCGTACTCTGGATCGCCGATAGCCATCTTAGACTCCTAATGAATTCTTTAGTGTAGATCCATTAGGTAGATAAATTGAAGTACCTACTTTAAGATCATAAACTGGGTCCTCGATAACATCCATGTTTCGTTGAGCAAACACCCACCATAGTTTAGGTGTTCCGTATAAGTCATATGCTAGTAGGTCTGGTCTGTAGTTATATTGAGGTTCAATTTCATATAACACATCATCAGGCGATGCTGGCACTGGTCTCGGCCTCATAAAATCTAGATATTCACCAGTTTCGTTATTAGGTGTATTTTTCCAAGGACTTGATTCTTCGTACTTTGCCATTAAATAAATCCTTTGCCGTTACTTAAATATGATCCATTAACATATTTTTGTAAACTAAACTGTTCAATTTCACGTCTGCTGTAGATAGGCTGTACTGTTACAGTAATCAAACTTTGTGTCGGAACCCAACTTACTCCTGGGCCAGTTGGAATTTCCATTTCAAAATCTGTCATGATCTCTCCACGCTTAACCGTAACACCGTTAAGTCCTGTTTGAATATAATCAACGTCTTGAGGTAAGTCGATTGTAAAGTTTGTAATAACAACAGGAACATTATTAAAAATAAAATCTCCATAACCATTTAATTTTACAACAGGCGGTGGTGCACCAATAGTTTCTTCATCTCCGCCATAAAACATTTTTGTACATGATCTTAGATAGTGCATTGCCGCTACCCAATATTCTGCTTCTGCTCCGTTTTGTACAAAAAAGTCTCCTGTAATTACCAACTGATCCACTTGTGAATTCTGGTATGCAAAATAAGGATAATTAGTATGTACAGGGGTTATGGCATTATAGTTTGCACTATGAGCAACAATAATTGTCGGAGTATAAGGAAATACCAAACCACCGGTATTTGCTAAAACCTTTAACAATGGAGATCCTTTGAAACTGTCCGGAACTGAAAGTTTAACACGCCAGTCACGCTTTGAACCTTTAAAGTTTACATTGCTGGTAGAGCCGCCTTTTTTATCAAACAGTCCTGCTAGGTTCTTTGATCTCAGTTTTTTACCGAACCCTAAAGAATCAATAAAGTCAGTTACAAACTGTGGTGGTGGACCACTTGGACCTGGCTTTGTATTTGATGCTTGTGAATCTGGACTTCCAGAACGAACAGGATTGCCTTTGCTGTCTCTTACTGGATTTCCACTACTGTCTCTAACTATTCCCATAATTGGTTAACTCCTTACTATTATTTAGTTGACAAAGTTATGTACGTAGTTTATAATAGACAGTAACTTATGGAGAATTTATTTAATATGAAAAGACAAAACTACCTAAACAACCGAGATCTTCTTGCGGAAATACATAAGTCAAAAACATCATATTGCAGTTTTGTAGACGAAGAATACCATCGATACGATATTATTTTACCAAGTATAGACAAGATTAACATACGTACTATTGCTGAAGCAAAGCGTAATAAAGCCAAAAGACTAAGTCAAGCAGACTACGAAGCACGTAAAGAAGCAGGCGAAAAAGTAAAACAAGCAGATTGCGAAGTAGATTACAGAAAAATTGAAAAAAACGAACTTATTTTTAGAATTATGACGTATGATCATATCCCAGAAGAAAAGGGTCGTAAGAAAAATCCAAAAACAGTAGCAGACACAAAAGTAAAATTGAACTTTCCACCTTTCCAGCACTATAAGTTTAACTCAAAAGACGAACTAGTGTGTGTTGGTAAGAGCCATTGGCAAGGCGGAATGAAGAATGGTCACTTTGATCTTAAGGCCGGCCAAGCAACAAACAAACTTGCTTTGATGTGGATGAAGTTGTGTGAACGTTATGCAACAAGAGGTAACGTGAGAGGATACACTTATAATGATGAAATGCGAGGACAAGCGATACTACAACTTACTCAAATTGGTTTACAATTTGATGAATCTAAGAGTAACAACCCGTTTGCTTACTACACAGCGGCAGTCACAAACTCATTTGTACGTATTATCAACATTGAAAAACGCAATCAAAACATTAGAGACGACATCTTGGAAATGAATAACATGAATCCAAGTTTCACAAGGCAGAATCAAGGCGTATTTGAAAGAGAACAAGCAGAACATTACGGAAACAAAAAGAATAATGAGTAAATGCCGGTTGACTTCATTGAAGTTTTCAGGTACAATTACAAGTTATCGTAAGGAAAAAACGTGTTTAAGAAAGTTGCAGTATTTACAGACATCCATTTTGGATTAAAATCTAATTCAAGAACTCACAATGAAGATTGTGAGGAATTTATCGATTGGTATATCGATCAAGCAAAGGAACGAGGTTGCGAAACTGGTATTTTTATGGGCGATTGGCACCATAACCGAAACAGTTTGAACATTACCACACTTGATTACACCATTCGATGTTTAGAAAAACTAGGTAAAGCATTTGAAAAGTTTTATTTCTTTCCTGGTAACCATGATTTATACTATAAAGACAAACGAGATTTGAATAGTATTGCTTTTGGTAAGCATATCGAAGGCATTACCATGGTAAATGAAATCATGACACAAGATGATGTAACACTTGTGCCTTGGTTGGTAGAAGATGAATGGAAAAATATTTCAAAAATTAAATCCAAATATATGTTTGGCCACTTTGAACTTCCAAACTTCTATATGAACGCAATGGTACAGATGCCAGATACTGGTGAATTGAAAGCAGACCACTTTAAACATCAAGAATATGTGTTCAGTGGACACTTCCATAAACGTCAGGTGCAAGGACCGATACACTATATTGGTAATGCACTTCCACACAACTATGCTGATGCATGGGATGATGAACGTGGTATGATGGTATTGGAATGGGGCGGCGAGCCAGAATATATTAACTGGTGGAACTGTCCAAAGTACAGAACAGTAAAACTGTCGCAACTACTTGACGAAAAAGATACACTTATTAAACCTAAAATGTATCTTAGGGTTACATTAGACTTACCTATATCGTTTGAAGAAGCAACTTTTATCAAAGAAACATTTATTAAGGATTATAATTGTAGAGAAATTACACTTATTCCAAATACAAAGGATGAAGAAATCAATTCTGATATTGATATTCAACAATTTGAAAGTGTAGACCAAATTGTTGCTAAAGAAATTGAAGCAATTGACAGTGATAACTTTAATAAAGCGAAACTACTTGAGATATACAAGGATTTAGTACATGATTAAAATAAAAAATCTCACAGTTAAGAATTTTATGAGTGTAGGTAATGCTACACAAGCAGTTGACTTTGATAAACAGCAATTAACGTTGGTGCTAGGTGAAAACTTAGACCAAGGTGGTGATGATAGCGGCTCTAGAAACGGAACAGGTAAGACCACTATCATTAACGCCCTTTCATATGCTATATTTGGTATGGCATTAACCAACATTAGGCGTGATAATCTTGTAAACAAAACAAATAACAAAGCAATGTTGGTAACTCTTACGTTTGAAAAAGACGGAGTAGAGTATCATATTGAAAGAGGACGTAAACCCAACTTACTAAAGTTTAGTATTAACGGTAATGAACAAGAAATGACTGACGAATCACAAGGCGACAGTCGTAAAACACAAGAAGATATTAATGATTTATTAGGTATGAGCCATGATATGTTTAAGCATATTGTTGCACTAAACACATACACAGAACCATTTTTATCAATGAAAAACAATGACCAACGTGCTATCATTGAGCAACTTTTAGGTATTACTATCCTATCTGAAAAAGCAGATATGCTTAGAGATAAAATTAAAGAAACAAGAGATAGTATTACAGAAGAAAATGCAAAAATTACAGCAATCAAAACCAGCAATGAAAAAATTACTGAAAACATTGGTCGGTTAGAAAGCAGACGCAAGGCGTGGATTGCACAAAACAGAGAAGAATGCCTTAAATTAGAAAAAGGTATTAAGGAATTAGAGCAAGTTGACATTGAAGCAGAACTAGAAGCACATGAAAAACTTGCAACTTGGACAGAAACAACAACTAGACACTCTAATTTACTAAAAGAAAGAGCAACAATTGAACGTGCCTTGGAACAAGCAGATAAAAATGTTCATAAACTTGGAAAAGAGTTGGACGACCTAGAACACGCAAAATGTTATGCTTGTGGACAAGACCTACACGATGACAAACTAGAAGAACTTCGAAACAAAATGCAACGTGACTACGGTGATGCACACACATACATGATTGAAATTGCTGATAAGTTTGAAAAAGTTAACCTAAAGATTAGTGACATTGGTGAGATTGATGCAAAGCCTATTACATTTTATGATGTTGCTAAAGAAGCATATGATCATAGAAGCAATGTTGAAAACTTAAAAAAAGTATTAGAAGAAAAACAAGCAGAAACAGATCCTTATCAAGAACAAATTGATGATCTCAAGGATACTGCTATTCAAGAGATCGAATGGGATACTGTAAATGAACTTACTAGTTACAAGGACCATCAAGAATTCTTGTATAAACTGTTAACTAACAAAGATTCGTTCATACGTAAAAAGATTATTGAACAAAATCTTGCATATCTAAACAACAGGCTAACATATTACTTGGATAAAGTAGGTTTGCCACATACTGTTGTATTCCAAAACGACTTATCAGTTGAAATTCAACAACTAGGACAGGACTTAGACTTTGATAACTTGTCAAGAGGTGAACGAAATAGACTTATACTTGGTATGAGTTGGGCGTTCCGTGATGTTTGGGAATCATTATATCAAAATATTAACTTATTGTTCATTGATGAGTTGATTGATAGTGGTATGGATAGTGCAGGTGTTGAAAGTTCTTTGAGTATTCTTAAAAAGATGGGTAGAGAACGTAATAAAAACATCTATTTGATTTCGCACAAAGACGAATTAATTGGTAGAGTTAATAATGTACTGAAAGTTGTAAAAGAAAACGGCTTTACAAGTTACGATAACGATATTGAAATAGTAGAATGAGCGATATACCACAAGACACGCATGACAAACTTACAAAGGCTTACATGGAATACTACAAAGCCAACGAAGCCTTTGAAATTCGCAAGAGCGAACGTACTAAACGTGCGGCTAGAAAGTGGTTAAGCGAAATACGTAGGCTTTGCAGTGAACGTAGAAACGAAATTATGAGTGATTACGTTGATAACAAAAGCCAAAATACAACAGACGAAACATAGGCACAAATAAGTACCATTATGCAATGGACTTATCAGGGAAAAACAATTGAATCTATACCAGAAGAGTATGAAGGCTTTGTTTATCTTATAACAAATACAACTAACGGGCAAAAATACATAGGCAAAAAACTAGCCAAATTCAAAACTACTAAACCTCCCCTAAAAGGACGCAAAAATAAGCGTCGAGGACACAAAGAATCAGATTGGAAAGACTACTGGGGGTCGTCTGATAAACTATTAGTAGACGTAGAACAACTAGGCCCAGAAAACTTCACAAGAGAAATACTATACCTTTGCAAATCACGGGCAGAGATGTCCTATATAGAGGCAAGAGAGCAATTTGACCGCCGAGTATTAGAAACAGACGACTATTATAACGGTATTATTAACGTAAGAGTGGGCGGTTCTGATAAATTGCGACAGGCACTACTAGAATACAACAAGTAACAACTACATAGCAATGATGTTTGGTCGGGGATGCTCGACTCGCCTTGAGGATATGTGCGATACCATATTCAGATACTGGCGTGTTGCAAGGACAATGCTAACTTAGGCATAAAAGATGTGTGCTCTGTGAAAAAGATACAACACACAGGCAAGTGATTTCGAACTGTTTGGGATTAACTGCCTTCCGCGGATTTTGCGAATGCTGAAGTAGGGGGTTATAGGTCTGCCGCCTCCGATATGCGTTAGAACGTATAAATCTATTTTATACGCTAAACCGCATAAATCTTCTTAAACAGTTGTGGTGATGCTAACTCACATGATGTGAAACCACTCAATTCGTCCGGCAACGGGCGAATTGTGGCTCAACTATCTACATGATGCTAAAACGCTATCGCGTTTATTACTTAATCATATAAAAAATAAAGTGTTTGAGCAAAGCGAAAACAATTTGTTACGAAGTAACAAATCAAATGAATCCAATCCAATGTGAAACATCATCACAAGGGTCATCAATGTAAATCTGGATCACGTCCTAATCCTTTAACTGTATAATGTTCATTCTTTACGATGGTCCACGATGCTGTATCGTGTCCTTGATCTTGTAACATTGCAATATATGTATGTGCTTCTTCTTCTGAGGAAAGATTCTGTTCGATAACTTCCCCACGAGCATCAACTACGTCATATGTATATCTCATGATTGAATATTTACTAGGTAAATATCAATAATTATACATAAATATAATACAACGGGAGTAAAATAATGAAAATTCATCAAATTATAAGTGAATCTGCTGTAAATGAAGCCCCTGGTGGTAGTGCATTAGGTAATATTGCACGTAAAGTAGGTGCAAAAGCGGCAGGTGCAGTAGGTATGAAAAATACCTCGGCAGGATTAAGTGGAAAAGCACAATCAAACGATCGTGCAAAAGAAATTGGTGTTAAATGGACACAATTTGCTAATCAAACAGGTGCAGGAACTAAAGCACCGGATGCTTCTGCACTAGCAGACTTCTTAGCAAAAGAAAAACTATCAACTGCTAGACTTAAAGGAATGTCAGGAAAGTTAACTCCCAAACAAGTAGATGACATTTTAACTAAAGTTGCACAAGATACATTTAAAGGAGCGGCAGGACAAGCGGCTGTTGGTAATGAACCAGAAGCAGATCCAAGTTTAGGCGGTAAGTTTGGTGGGCCAGAAGGCAATGACGCCGGCGGAGCCGGTACAGGACAAGGCGCTGGTGCGACAGCACAAAGCGGTAGCGATAGCGGTGCTACAGCACAAGGAGGTGCGACAGCACAAAGCGGTAGCGGTCAAGCAGGAGCCAATGGCATTCCAAAAAACATTCAGGCACAACTAGATAAACTTACTCCGCAACAGAAAAAAGAACTAGCGGCATTACTATAAGGTAGATAATAATGAAACTGCACGAAGTAACCACGTATAACTTAAAATCACAAACTATTCTTAACGAAGGTTGGAACGTTTTAACTGAAGCACAACAATTACACATTGGCCAATGGGAAAAACGTGTATGGCCGTTATACGAAGAGTTTAACAGACTCATGGAAGCAGAACTTACTGCTAACCAAGTGCAAGATATTTTTACTAACGCAGAAAAAGTTGCAATTGAAGGTGGTGACAACCTAACAGCCTTGGGTAAAGCAGGCAAAGTAACTGCTGAAGTCTCAGGCAAGATGAAAGCAGAACTTGATAAGTTAATTAAACAAGCGGCTGAAAGCGGTCCTGTTAAAAACTTTGATCAACAGTTTGAAAAATTAAAAGCACAACTAAAAACTAAACTACAAGGCAACCCAGCAGGACAAAAAATTCTTCAAGGTGTTGAGAAGTGGGGCGGTTTTGCTAAAGAAAATCCAGCCAAGAGTGCATTTATTATTGGTGCAATGACTTCCGTACTTGCATTTGCAAGTGGCGGTATTTTGTCAGGTGCCGCAATTGGTTTCTTCTTAAAACTAGCAAACAATACTATTAAGGGTGATAAACTGTCAGTTGCGATGGCTAAAGGTGTTAAAGGCGCGGCACTTGGTGCTGTTGCAGGTGCATTAGGCTCTGCTATTTCAAGTGCGGCAGAAGATTTATTCCCAGCAGAAGTTACAAATATTTTTGTAAACCAAGATGGTGCTATTGATATTAGTCAAATAGATGCCATGGACGCAACATCTCTAACGGACATAGATGCTGATGCGGCCAAAGAACTAATTCAAGCACGTTCAGCAATGGAAGAAATGCTTCCAAGACTAAGTGGTGAAGAAGGTGAAGTACTACAGCAACAGTTAGATCAACTTAATGACAAAATTGTACAACTAGGTGGCGGCGAAAACCTTAAAGGTTCAATTGATGCAATACAAAGTGAATTTGGTATTGAAGGTAGAGGCGTTGATGTAGTAGTTAAAGGTAATGATGTTGACACTGGCACAGACGCTGAGCCTCTTCCGGGCGATGATGGCGACTATGGAGAACCAGCAGACGATGGTGCACCTGATGCAGACAAACTATCAGGTGACGAAGTAGGAACAGTTAAAGCAGAATATTCAGCAGAAGAACTTAATGACAAATTTAATATTGACTCAAGTGAATTTCCACGTAACGGTTGGCTAGATGAAAACAAAGATGCACTATTAAAAGCAGGAATGACCGAAACAGAGTTTGAAGATTTACAAGCGGCTACACAATTAGAAAGAGCAGTTGACCAAGCAAACTTCCGTGAAGGTATTTCAATGAGTTCAAGTAGCGAATTAAAAACATTCATGGGTGATGAACCAAAAGTAATTGGCGGCATAGAAGGCGAATACGAAGCAGGAGAAACCTTTACAAATAAAATTGAAACAAAACTACCTGGTTCAGATAAACCTTGGAGTGCTAACGTTACAACACAAATTGAAGGTGTAGATGCAGACGGTAATACAGTATACGCAATTAAAGAATTAACAGTAGGACCAGAAGTTTTTAATGATAAAATGTTTGCGGCTATTGATAAACTTGCAGAACAAGATCCAGACAATCCTTTGGTAAAAGCATTTATGGATAATGTTATTCTAGCAAACAAAGAAGCAAGTATGGAAACACTTAAAGATACTTTTGCTCAAGACGTTGCAGAAAAAGTTATGCAAGGTGCGGCGGCAGTTGCACTAGGTGGAGCACTAGCGGCATCAGAAGTTAAGCCAGCAGAAACAAAAGAATCTAGAGATTTAAGAATAGCAAAAGAACTAGAAGAAGAATATAAAATCTATCTAGAAGTAGAAAGCAAGTATACTGACGAATACCTAGCAGAAATTGGCATTAAAGACATTGCTAAGAAAGCGGCGGCAGGAGCGGCAAATATCGGTAAAGCGGCGGCTAAAGGTGTCGGCGCTGGAATGGATAAAGCAGGTGCGGCAGTTGGCGGCGGCATTGGTAGAGCAGTTGGTGCTGTAGCAGGTGCGGCAAAGTCAGCAGGTAAAGAATTAGGTAATAAGATCACAGTTAAGAAACTAAATGCTATTTGGAAGAAGATGGGAGAACCGTTAGACACAGGTTCTATTGCAAATATTCTTTCAGACGCGGGTATGAGCGATGAAGCAATTGGTCTTGTTGCTACAAATACTAAAACAGATTTAAAACCAACACCTAAAGCAGACGCAGATGCAGATGCAGGTGCAACAGATGCAGGTGCAACAGATGCAGGAGCACCTGAAGGCGGAACAACAGATGCAGGAACACCAGCACAAGGTGGCAAACCAGAAAAAGGTGCAAAAGCAACAGGTTCAGATGGCGACACTTATACTTTCCAAGGACAACAATGGACAAGTGATAAGACAGGTAGAGTTGCTACAAAGGCAGTAGCGGCTGAACTTAATAAAGGTTCGGGTACAGCAAAAGCAAGTACTTCAGCACAAGGCGGAGATACTCCAGCACAAGCACAAGGTGGCACACAAGCACAAGGTGGCACACAAGCACAAGGTGGTACACAAGCACAAGGTGGCACACAAGCACAAGGTGGTGGCACACAAGCACAAGGTGGCACACAAGCACAAGGTGGTACAGTAGATGTTAAAGCATTAGCACAGGAAATTAAAAAAGCAGGCGTTGCTGATGCTGTTAAACAATCACTTGCTCAACCAGCAGGACAATCTGCTAGTGCAGGTCAATTAGGTAATATGGAAATTGATATACCGACATTGGCTGACGAAATCGGTAAAGCGGGTTTACAAAAACAAGTAAGAGATATGCTAACACAGAAACAGCCGGCTTAAAAGAACGGCTGTCCTGTTTTCTTAGCAGTTTCTAGATTTTCCTTAATAAGCGTAGACATAATTTCTCTATCTTCAGAAGAAGCATTATAAATTTCATCCAATGTGATACTACCTCTCATATACCAGAGTAATCTCATCAGTTCGAGTTTGTACTGCTTCGTCTCTTTTTCCATTTTGTCCACTTCTCCTAGGATCTCTTCAAGAGACATTGTGGAGATCCTTAGGCGAAAAAACTTGCTTGGTCGAATGTAACTGGAATAGTATATTCTTTAGGTGCACCTGCTTCAAGTTCTTCTTCAGATGCTTGTACTTTGATTGGCTCGAGTTCGAATTTTTTCTTTTCGTTCTCAATACGATCAGTAATAGCAGTAAAGAATTCTTTATCAGCGTTAGCAATAAATTGTGCAAGATGATTTCTATCGGTTACAACATCACCATCAACTTCAATTGACACAATTGAATTAACAACTAGATCAACTGTAAGTGCTGTTAGTTTTGTAAACGAGTTATTAAATCTCTGCAACTTCTCTTCATCTGACATTTCTTCATCATTGACAACAGAAGCAATTCTTTGCTCTTCAAAAGTTTTGATAGCAGTATTTGTAAACTCTCTATAAGTTTGAGGACGTATAGTAATAAGCATATCACCTACGTTAATTGACGTTTCAAAAATTACGCTTCCAAATTTGTCTAACACACGTCTTAGATCTAAGTCGAAAGCACGTTCAATAGTTGTACCTGGAACAGTTCCTTTAACTTCGAGTTTTTCGCCGTACGTTGCAATTCTAATAGCAACTAAAATTGCATCCATATCGATTGCAGGACAATGCCATGCATCTCTAATTGCTGGAATACAACTTTGTACAACGTCGACCGTGGATTGACCATTTAATAAAGCGTCTGGTGTTTTAAACATCAGTTCATCTTTAGCCGTCATTGCATATACAGGTAACTCACCGCTTTCAGTCATATCAATAGTACCCTCTGGATACCATGCACCTTTACTTGGTAAAGTTACATAGATCTTTGGTTGTCTAAAGTATTTCTGTAGCGGATTAGGCCCTGCGGCTTTTATTTCTGGCATGGTTTTTCTCCGGATAAATAATATATGTTCATATAACATATTTATGAATCTGAGTTAACTGGGTATATAATAAATGGTTGAAGTCAATTATCGTGGTGGAGGAATGGATGGTGTTACTAGTAATGCCGCATCAGAAGCCACCTTATTACGTGTATTAAAAGCACTAGAATCTGGCGGAAAAGGCGGAGGAACTGGTGGAAAAATACAAGAACAGTTCAATAAAGCACAACAAGCAGGTATTTTAGGCCAGCAAAAATCAACAGATGCTATAAAAGAAGGCACAAAAACACGTCAAGAGAATACCGGAGCAGTCAAAAAAGCCACAGATAAACTCAAAGATATGACAAAAGCCGTTGACAAGTACACTTTTGGACTTGTTAGTGGACTTGGAAATGCAGTAAAAGCCACAGGTGATTTGGCTATTGAAGTATTAGCAGGTGGCGATAGACTATCAGACTTTAGTAAACACGTTACGGGACTTGCAAGTAAGATTCCACTTGTTGGAGGATTATTAGGCGGAGCGGCACAGACCTTTGTTAACATTATTGAAGGACAAGTTGATACTTTTAGAGAATTATCAAATGCAGGTATTGATTTTGGTGGCGACCTATTTGAAATAAGACGTAAAGCGGCAGAAGCAGGTATAAGCATGGAAACACTTGCAGGCACACTAGCAGAAAATTCATCAATGTTGGCTACAGCATTTGGCGGTGCAAGTGCAGGTGCAACAAGATTTACAAATATCACAAGAGAAATTCAAAAGAACCAAGGAACATTTTCAGCACTTGGTATGACAATGCAAGACGTAACAGAGTTTACTGCTGATTACATTGAAATGCAAAAGATCCAAGGTAGAGTTACGCAGATGAGTGATCGTCAACTTGCCAAGGGAACAAACGAATATATTATGCAACTTGACCAGTTATCTAAAATTACTGGTATGAGTAGAAAACAAGCGGCAGAAGAATTAAAACAACAATCGACAGACAAAAGACTTAAAAACTTATTTGCTTCAATGGAAGAAGGCACTAAGAAACAAGTTCAAGGTGTGTTAGCAGTTGTAGGTAACGCTTCACCGCAAATGAAAGAAGCAATTACAGAATTAGTTGCAACAGGCGGCGTACCTATCAGTGACTTTGCCAAGTCCTTAGGCAGAACAAATCCAGAAATTCTTGAAATGGCTAGAGGTCTTAAAAACGGTACTGTAACACAAGATCAATTTGTTGAAGCATTAAAAGAAGCACAACAAAAAGCCGCGGCAAGAGCAAAAGCAGAAGGCGGAATGATTGCAACATTAAGTGCATTAGGCTCAACCGCTTACGATGCTAACTCAGAATTAATGAGTTTAGGATTTGTTTCCGGTAATGTTGCAGACGCTGTTGACGCACAAGCAAAAGCACAAGAAAACGGTAGAAAAGGTATACTAAACTTCGAAAGTGCAATTACTAAACTACGTAACATCATTGTTGGTAAGATATTAGATTCAGGCGTATTTGAAGGCGTTATGAAAGAGTTTAATAAACTTACTATTTGGCTTTCAAGTCCCGAAGGCACCAAGAAAATGAAAGAGATGTTTGACGGTGTTAGTAATTTCTTAGAAGGATTTATTGCAGACTTTAAAACTATGAAGTTTAGTGAACTAATTGACAAATATCTTATCAAACCTTTAAAAGCAATGGTGTTTGGTGAAAAAGCCGTAGATAAAAAAGCCGCAGTCAACACAGAATATGATAAAAAAATTGCGGCGGCTGGTGGCGCCGGTACTGATGAAGGTAAAAAATTAATTGCTGAAAAAGAAAAGTTACTAGCAGAAGCAGACAAAGAAGGAGACAGCGGAGGCTTACTAGGATCTCTAATACCAGACATTGGATTTAAAGAAATGGCAATCGGACTTGGAGTAGTTTCGGCGGCAGTTATTGCAGTAGGTGCCGCAGGTTCATTAGCAAGTCCAGGACTATTATTAGTTGCGGCCGCGTTTACAGGAATAGGTGTTGCAGGATTTGGTATTGCCGCGTTAATCGAAGCAATTACTACAGGTGTTGGAAAACTCGCAGACGGTGTTATCAAGTTTGAAAACATGGATTCTAAAAAGTTAGGCGATGTTGGTAAAGCATTAGGACCTTTAACTGATAACATGATGCAGTTAGCCAAAGGCGGTATTGTTGCTAGTTTCATCGGTGAAGGCGCATTTGAAAAACTATCCGCAGGATTAAAATCGTTTGAAGATTTAAATCCACAACAAATGCAATTGATTGGTCCAGCACTTGCAAGTTTACACAAAGGTATTAGTGCATTCACTGGTGACGGTGTAATGGATAGTTTTGGTAAGTTCTTAGGAAGTCTATTTGGAAATGACGGCAACTTTGATGACCTAGCAGAAGGATTAAAGAGTTTTGCTGATATTGATGCCGCTGGATTAGAAAAAATTGGTAATGGATTACAAGGTATTGCTAAGTTTATGGAAGCAATGGACAAAGCCGATTTAGATGAAGTTGCTGACAGTTTAAAAGAATTAACAAAAGAAATTGGAAATTACCAAGCGGCTTATTCTAAAATGGATGCAGATACTAAAGCAAGTATTGAAAAAATGATTAATGTGTCAACTGAAGGCCAGAACGGCGCAGAAGCGAAATTAGATCGCTTAAATAGTTTAAACGCTATGATGTTAGAAGAACTTAAAAAACAAACTAAAGGCATTCGTGAGAATGGCTTTGGTATGTAGGAGAACAAATGAGTTGGAAAAGATACTTTACACCAGTTGAAGGTGATAAAGCACAAAATGGAAATTTTAGTCCTTTAGGGGGAATGAATAATAGCCAAGGTCTTGGACCTGCACAGGCAAACTATTCATCATATCTTCCAGACGTTTACGTAGGTTCTCCAAATCGTGTAGAGCGTTACGGACAATACAACACTATGGATATGGATAGTGAAGTTAATGCCGCACTTGATATTTTAGCAGAATTTTGTACACAAACAAATAAAACAAACGAAACTAACTTTAGTTTACAGTTTAATAATACTGCAACTAGTACAGAAGTACAGACGCTTAAATTATATTTAAAACAGTGGTCAAAACTACAAAACTTTGAAACAAAAATGTTTCGTATTTTACGTAATGTTTTCAAATACGGCGATGCATTTTTTATTAGAGACCCAGAAACTAAAAAATGGTTTTATGTTGACCCAGCAAACGTAACTAAAATTATTGTAAACGAAAGCCAAGGCAAAGAGCCCGAGCAGTACATTGTTAGAAACATTAACTTAAACTTTGTTAATGGTATTGCTACTACTCCACATCAAACAAACGGAAATGTTACAGGTGGCGGAGACGGATATATGACAGGCGGTGCTCGTGGAATGGTAGGCGCACCGAGTCAAACACAAGCAGGTGGCAGATTCCAAAAAGACATGAAGGAAGTTGCTATTGATGCTGAACACGTTGTACACTTGTCATTGTCAGAAGGATTAGACAATAACTTCCCATTTGGTAATTCATTACTTGAAAGTATTTTTAAAGTTTACAAACAAAAAGAATTATTAGAAGACGCTATCATTATTTACAGGGTACAAAGAGCACCTGAACGTAGAGTGTTTTATGTAGACGTAGGTAATATGCCATCACACTTGGCAATGCAATTTGTTGAGCGTGTTAAAACAGACATACACCAAAGACGTATTCCATCTCAAACAGGTGGTGGACAAAATGTTATTGATAGTGCATACAATCCTTTATCAATTAATGAAGATTACTTCTTTCCACAAACAGCAGAAGGTAGAGGATCAAAAGTTGAAACACTACCAGGCGGTACTAACCTAGGCGAAATTGACGATCTAAAATACTTTACTAATAAACTTGTTAGAGGTTTACGTATTCCAAGTTCATACTTACCAACAGGACCAGATGACGGAGCATCACAGTTCCAAGATGGTAGAGTAGGTACTGCTTATATTCAAGAATTACGTTTTAATACATACTGTGAAAGACTACAAGGTCTTGTTTCAGAAGAGTTTAATCAAGAGTTTAAACGCTATCTATTAGAAAAAGGTGTAAACATTGATACAGCAATGTTTGATCTTAAAATGAATCCACCACAAAACTTTGCAAGTTACAGACAGTCAGAACTTGATAATGCTAGAGTTGGAACATTTACACAGATGGCGGGTATACCTTATGTTGCAAATAGATTTGCACTAAGTAGATTCTTAGGACTAAGTGCAGAAGAAGTTGCAGAAAACGAAAGATTATGGCGTGAAGAAAACGACGAAACAATTCAACCAATACCAACAGACGCAAGTGGCGAACTTAGAGGCGCAGGAATTAGCGGAGCAGGTATTGGAGCAGACCTAGGCGGTGAAGGCGGCCTAGAAGATACAGCACCAGAGGGCGAAGGTGGCGCGGCACCAGTTGACGGAGGTAATGCACCTCCACCAGATACAGCAACAGGCGGCGGAACTCCTCCTCCAGCACAATAAGGAATAAATAATAGTATGATACTACGTGAGATCTTTTATTTCGACAAAGAAACTTTGCAACCTGCAGAGAATGATGCATATGATCCAGCATATGACGATTCTATTGTGACCAAAGACGACACACGTAAAACACGACTAACGCTACGTCAAATTAATAAAATGAGACGAGCATCTGATATGCATAAAGAGGAGCAAGAAAAGGAATTGCATTTCGTACGCCAAATGTACGGAATCGCCGCTAATGCAGAAGCAGGTGTTTAGTAATGTCGACAGCATTTGTGCTAGGTAATGGTACTAGCAGAAAGTCAATAGACCTAAATCAACTTAAAGACCTTGGTAAGATATACGCTTGTAACGCTGTTTACAGGTCGTTTGAACCTGACTATCTAGTAGCAGTAGATAGCAAGATGGTTAAAGAAATTAATAACTCAGGGTATCAACTTACACACGAGGTTTGGACTAATCCAAACAAACTATACGATAAATTTCACAAGTTTAATTACTTTAAAGAACCACTAGGATGGAGTAGTGGACCTACAGCATTATGGCTTGCAACTTACGGAGAAGGACACAATAACGAAACAATTTATATTTTAGGATTTGACTTTAGAGGTATTGCTGGAAAGATAAATAATTTGTACGCAGACACGGAAAACTATAAAAAAAGCGTAGATGCTGAAACGTATCATGGTAATTGGGCTAGACAAACTGGCATAATTATCCAGAAGAATCCGCAAAAAAAGTACATTCGTGTTACTGAGTATAAAAATGATTATTGTCCAGACCCGCTAAAGAAATTGGGCAATTTGAGCCATATAACCGTTGAAGAATTTATGGATTTACATGGTTTTCGTAAATCCTAATGTAAAACGGCCCGTTTTTGCACCCTTTTCAGGGTGTTTTTCCTATAAACTATAAATATTATTGACAGCCTAACCACATCTAAACCAACAGGAGGATATAATATGTCAAACCAAAATAAATTTGAAGCGATGCTTGAAAAGTTAATCGCTGACGATCGTGCTGGTGCAGAAGACCTGTTCCACGAGATCGTAGTAGAAAAGTCAAGAGACATCTACGAAGGATTACTAGAATCAGACGTTGAAGAAGTTGAAGTTGAAGAAACTGCAAAAGAAGACGCTGACGATAAAGTAGAAGAAAAAGAAGAAACAGCAGACGAAGATAAAGTTGACGAAGCATCTAAAGATGATGACGAAGACAAAGTCGACGAAGCAACTGACGAAGATGAAGAAAAAACAGACGAAGCAGAAGCAAAAGACGACGAAGATGCTGTTGAAGAAGACATCACTGATGTAGTGCCAGAAGGTGACGACGATATGGGCGGTGACCCAGCAGACGACATGATGGCTGACATCGAAGGTGGTGACGACGAAGAAGATAACGGTGACGAAGATTCAGAAGATTTAGAAGACAGAGTTGCCGATTTAGAAGACACTTTCGACGACCTTAAAGCAGAATTTGACGCAATGATGTCAGATGAAGATAAAGGTGATGACGACGGCGAAGAAGGTCCAGAAATGGATATGGACGCTGGCGATGACGAAGGTGACGAAGAAGCCGATGAAGGCTTCGCTCTTGAGCCAGAAGCAGTTCCTGCTTTTGAAAAGAAGGAAATGCCAAAAGACCAAACAGAACTAATGAGAGAGTATGTACAAAAAGTTTCTGATCCATCAAATTCAGAATCTAATGTTAATACTAAATCAACTGTTGCGTCTAAAAATGACATGGGTGGCACAGCGGCTAACATTGCTAAAGGCGGTGAAGGCGGTGGATCTGATGCAGGTCTTGCTGATAAATCACCTAAAGAAGATAACGCAGGTAACGTAAACGTTCCAGGCGGTAAGGCTTCTAAGTCATTAAAGTCTGACTCAAAAGGCCATGGCGCTGAGAAAAAAGGCGCAGGCGAAACTGGTACTGACAAAAAGTCATTACTAGGCAAGTAAGTTAAGGAAATAGATGGTGTTTACACTTAAAGAGAACCTAACATTCGACCAAGCAAAGATGGTCGTTGAGACTTCCGAAAACGATAAAGGGGGCAAAGACCTTTTCTTAAAAGGAATTTGCATTCAAGGTGGTGTGCGTAATGCAAACCAGCGTGTTTACCCTGTTACCGAGATTGGGAAGGCTGTCCAAACCCTTAATGATCAGATTAGCGGCGGATATTCGGTTCTTGGAGAAGTTGATCACCCCGAAGGACTTAACATTAACTTAGACCGTGTATCCCATATGATTACTGATATGTGGATGGATGGACCTAATGGATACGGAAAAATGAAAATTTTACCAACCCCGATGGGACAACTAGTTCAAACAATGCTTGAAAGCGGAGTTAAACTAGGTGTTTCATCAAGGGGATCTGGTAACGTCCGAGAGGACGGATCCGGCGAAGTGAGCGATTACGAAATTATCACTGTTGATATCGTTGCTCAACCAAGTGCTCCAGGTGCGTACCCAACACCAATCTATGAGCAATTAATGAATGCCCGTGGGGGGTACAAGGCACTACAAATAGCACGTGAAGTTCAAGGCGATAGCAAGGCGCAAAAGTATTTAAAAGAGTCATTGGTTAACATAATCAAAGGACTCAGGTAATAGGAGAAACCAAATGTTGGAAGCACTAAAATCACTTTTTGAAAATGATGTAATTTCAGAAGACGTGAAAGCCTCCATCCAAGAAGCATGGGACAAGCAAGTACAAGAAAACAAACTTGCTGTAACTGCTGAACTTCGCGAAGAGTTTGCTTCAAAGTATGAGCACGATAAGGCTCAAATGGTAGAAGCAGTTGATAAACTTGTATCAGACAAATTAAGCGAAGAAATTTCCGAGTTTGCAGAAGATAGAAAACAATTAGCAGAAGCAAGAGCAAAATATGCTGTTGCTATGCGTGAAAACGCACAACAACTAAAAGGTTTTGTATTTGAGCAACTTAAAAAGGAAGTGGGTGAGTTACACGAAGATCAGAAAGTAATGTCAACTAAGTTTGGCAAACTTGAAGATTTCGTTGTAGAGGCTCTAGCAAAAGAAATTGCAGAGTTCCACGAAGATAAAAAAGACTTAGCCGAAACTAAAGTACGTTTAGTACGTGAGGCTAAGGAACACTTAGCAAAAGTACGTAAGACTTTTGTTGAGCGTAGTGCTAAGATGGTATCAGAAACTGTTGGCAAATCACTTAAGAAAGAGATTGGTCAATTGAAAGAAGATATTGACTCAGCACGTAAAAACGATTTTGGTCGCAAGATTTTCGAAACATTTGCTCAGGAGTATACTAACAGTTACTTGAATGAGAAATCAGAAACTGCAAAACTTATGAAAGTTGTTGAGTTGAAAGACAAGGCAATTGAAGAAGCAAAAGCAGAATCTGCGGAAGTTAAGAAGATCGTTGAAAGCAAAGAAGCAGAAATTGCTAAAATTGCTGATGCGGCTAAACGCAAAGAAGTAATGCACGAACTAACTGGACCTTTGAGCAAGGACCAGCGTGAAATTATGTCAGATTTACTGGAATCAGTACAAACAGACAAACTGCAAAGTGCGTTTGATAAGTACTTACCGGCAGTTATTGACGGTAAAACGCCAGCGAAGAAGGCGACATTAACAGAGTCAGAGGCAAAAGAAATTACAGGCAATAAAGAAAATACTAACGTTAGTAGTGTAAGTTCAGATGTAGCAAATAATATTGTTGACATTCGAAGACTTGCAGGATTGAAATAAGGAGAAAACAATGTCAGAACTACTAGAAAGTCGCTGGCAGGATACCAAAACTGCACTTTTAGAAGGCCTAAATGGTAACAAAAAGGCTGTAATGGCAAGTACTCTAGAAAACACACGCAAGTGGTTGAATGAGACTGCAACAGCAGGTGCTACAAGTGCCGGTAATGTCGCAACTCTAAACAGAGTTATCCTACCAGTAATCAGAAGGGTTATGCCTACTGTGATCGCAAACGAATTGGTTGGTGTACAACCAATGACTGGTCCAGTTGGTCAGATCCACACATTAAGAGTACGTTACGCAGATTCATCTGATGGTAACGAAGTTGGTGAAGAAGCATTATCACCGTTCAAGATCGCGGCGGCCTATTCAGGTAACGCTACAGATGCTACTCCAGCAGGTTCCGCTACTGCGGCACTTGAAGGTGCGGCTGGTAAGCGTATGTCGATTCAAATCTTGAAACAAACTGTCGAAGCGAAAACTCGTAAGTTGAGTGCTCGTTGGACGTTTGAAGCGGCTCAAGATGCTCAAGCACAGCAAGGTATCGATATTGAGGCTGAAATTATGGCGGCTTTAGCACAAGAAATTACTGCTGAAATCGACCAAGAAGTTCTTGCTTCATTACGTGCATTGGCTGGTACGCAAAACCAACAGTCATATGACCAAACAGCGGTATCAGGTACTGCAACATTCGTAGGTGACGAACACGCGGCTTTGGCTGTGATGATCAACCGTGTTGCTAACACTATCGCTCAGCGTACACGTAGAGGCGCTGGTAACTACGCAGTAGTTTCACCACACGCTTTAACTGTTCTTCAATCAGCAACAACTTCAGCGTTCGCAAGAACAACTGAAGGTACTTTTGAAGCACCAACAAACACTAAAATGGTTGGTACTTTGAATGGTGCTATGAAGATTTACGTTGATTCATATGCAAACGACAGTACTTCAGTACTAGTTGGCTACAAAGGTTCATCTGAGTCAGATGCTCCAGCATTCTACTGCCCATACATTCCTTTAATGTCAAGCGGTGTTGTGCTAGATCCGGCTTCATTCGAGCCAGTAGTTTCGTTCATGACTAGATACGGTTATGTTGAGTTATCAAACACAGCATCATCTCTAGGTAATGCGGCAGACTACTTAGGTACAGTTGCTATTAGCAACGTTACTTTCTCGTAAGCCAGAGACAGTTACTAAACTGATTAAAAGGGCGGACTTAGGTTCGCCCTTTTTTTATGACTCCAATTTCTATATTTTGGTAAACTTACTACTTGCTTTTTTCACAAACATTTGTTATATTAGTATTATAAGTTGCAAAGGATTTAGCGGTCCGATGTATATAGTGCAAGGAAGAGGCCTTTACCAGAGGGTCGAACTTGACGGCTTAGGGGTGGTACCCAGGCATGGTTGCAGAAATGCGTTGTGTCACATTGCTCTACCGAGCGGAAGTCGGTTCCTGGGATTCAGATAGGTATCTGCGTCGAAGGGTTGTAGGTGTAACCAAGTCCTACCTATTTTGCTTATGCCTAAAAGAGGTTTATTCGGGAGACTGGATAAACCTTTTTTAATGACTAAATA